ATGAAAGTTTATTCACTCTATCACAAAGAAACTTATGTTGCTTCCTTTCCAAATAAGGAAGATGCTATTTTCTATGGTAAGCAGTTTTATGAGGATGGATGGTCTTGTAATATTATTGAAGAGTATTTGAGTAAATCTCCACCACTTTATAGCACTCCTTATACTCCTCTCACTCCTTCTAATCCTATTCCTTGTGTTTCTCCCGTAATCTCAAAACCACCTGTGAAATATCCTGATACTTATCCTCATATCTATTGTGATGGAACCAAATGACTGACGAACAAATCCTCAAACTTGTGAAAGAACACTTTGAAGAAGATTGGGATGAGAATGATGGTTGGGAGTATTCTGGAAACTTTGATGCCTTTGTGAAGTTTGCCCGAGCACTTTATGAAGAAGGTTTCAAAGTAGGATACGATGAAGGTTGGGAAAGTAGTAATGTAAGCACCGAAATGAATACTTGGAGTTCTGATGATGACTGAACGAGTAAAATTCTCACAAGTATCCAGAGTTATCTGCCCCAAGACAGGTATTCATTATCTTGATGCGATTGATGAAAATGGTATTCATTGGATGGCACAAATGTCTCACGGTGTAGAGCCTTGGTTGGTTTTTACTGAAACTTGGAAAAAAGATGTGCAGGTGCCTTATGACTGAATCACTGTGGATTGTAATGCGAGACAAACTTGGTTTCTCGATTGATATGTGTGATGAGATTGTAGATGCCGTTGAAGAATGGATGCCGAAAGAACACGACACAAACTCCTACGAATGGAATAAGTGTGTTAGAATGCTGCGTGAGAAACTTTGGGAGCAATCGGAATGACTGAACGCACCGATGATTGGAGAACTATCTTTGGAGACCTCACGACTGATGGTGTCTATGAGATGTGCGAAATTAACGCATATCAACTCGCATCACACTTGGAGGAACTCTATCTTAAAATTAGAGAACTTGAAACACAACTCAAAGATGTTCAAGAAGTGGTGCTCGCACACGAATATGTGAGGAATATTGGATTATGACTGACGAAGAACTCGAAGATTGGAAGAAAATGTTTGAGAACCCTGAAAAGATCTATGTTTCTCAAGAAGCTTATGATAGACTGGTGGAGATGATCAACCAACCACCATCACCAGAACAAATCGAGAGCATTCGTAAACTAATGAACCGCAAAGCACCATGGGATTAAACGAAGACATGCCGTGGGTCAATCTCACACAAGAGGAAGTTGATGAACTCCGCACGAAGAAACATGAACTCACGGAATACGGTAAACAACGACTGAAACAACTGATGAACAATCAAGAACCATACCCTGATGCCATGTTTGAGGAAGCTGAGCGTCGTGAAGCAGAACGCAAGGCTCTTGATGCCCTTGATCAACTCTATGAGAAACACGGGGATGCTATGTTGCGTCTTGCTGAAATTGAGAAGGATCAATGGGAACGAGAACAGAGAGAAATGCGTATCCTTGAACGATACAATCAATTCTACAATACTGAATGTTCTGGATTATCTCACGGCACACCCATCACACCAGAACATATGCAGGCAATGACACTTGAATGTATGCTTGATGCCATACGATGTGAGAACCTCAATGATGAGTTTGATGTAGTTTCTATTGATGATATCAACGCACTGATTGAAGCATTGCATCAACAAGGTAATGAGTTCTTGGAAAGAGTAAGGAAACTGAAGGAGCAGAATAATGGATGAACCATACTACCAGTATTATGTGATTGATTATTATGCGACTGGAGAAGGTCGTTCCATTTGGTTGATGATTTGCCCTAATAACTCTCCATCATATCCAGTTGATTACTTACAGAAAAGGTGGGAGAAGTTTGTAGATGTAGAGTATTATCTACAAGGAACAGAAGAACTCACAGAAGAAGAGTTTATGAAAAAGTATCGTGTGTTTATGCCAGGACACATTAAGAATACTATTGAAGAGAGAAGTATGAGTATCTGGCAATCACATTATCATTTTAATCGTTCATAATGAAACCACTACCCGATAAAAGAGAACTGGATATTATGTGGGCAGTTGCAACCTCAACCAGTATTGAAACTGGCATAAGACCCCACTACGGGTTCGCAAAAATGCTGTATGATGAACTCAACGACATCAAACCACCAGTAAGAATTTCTGACAAATGATTTCTCCTTACAATATAGTTCCTGGAACTGATATTGTTCATAGCATCACCGATGTTTATGAACTTTGTGATGAAGCAGAAGGATGCACTCATACTGTAAAACTTAATGCAGATAACGGTGGTGTTTATTTGGAAGCAACAGGAAAACAACACGATAGTGAGCACAGAGGCATCACTGAATATATGACTATCGGCAACAAAGAACTTGCGATTGTTGTTGCAAAACGGATTCTTGAACTTTATCAGGTAAATTGAAATGAAAATCCAATTCAAAGGACATCAAGCAACAGACCGAGAGGTGGAACTCTCACAACAAGAACTCTTCCAACTCTTTGAGATGATGCGAGAAGAGTTTGAAAATCACATTACATATTCACGATTCAATAGTTGTTATCCTAGTGATATTGAAAAGGACATTGTAGACTTTTGCAATTCTCATGGTGTTGATGTAGAATATGGTCGTGATAGAATTTCTTTCTTTAAATCTATTCTTAATAACCTTAAGAACCCATACCAATGAATCTTACATACAGACAACTGATTCTTTTAACAACTGCTATCACAGTATTTTATGATGAGGTCGCAAAGACTTCTACACCTGAAATGAAACAAGAACTGATGGAACTTGGTGAGATTATTCAGGAAAATGCTATGATGAGGAAAAGGGCAGATGAACGACGGGAGAAGAAAAATGAAACTCTGTAAAGATTGTAAGTATTATCGTAAGGATTGGTTGGGTCATCTATTTGGATTTGGACACCGACACGATACTTGTACTTCTCCTAATACTTCCACAAATCTTATAACTGGAAACGAAAGTAGGTTCTGTGATATGCTCCGTGCTAAATGTTGGGAATCACTTGATTATTCTTGTGGTCCTGATGGTAGGTTCTGGGAGGAAAAATGAGCAGATTTATTAAGAATCCCGATGAAATCATCCTTGAGGATGTGAAGATGATTCACTATGAGACAATGGAAGAAGGTCGTGCCGTGTGGTTAGGAATCTATCTCAACAACGGTAAAATGTATCACCTAAACATTGGTGGTGAAAATCTTTATGTAAATTATTCTTATGAGGGTAATGATCCAAACATTACTGAGTGGGCAAAACTAAAATGACTGACAGAGAGAAGGAACTTTACTTTGTTATATCTGAATGGTGGGACGAAGTATTCTCAACTTCGGTAAGAGAAGGTAGAGTGGAAAACATCAATAAACTTGTAGAATACATTATTGAACTTGAAACTGACACTTGGGATGATCCTATTCCAGAAGGTGTTGATCCTTGGAACTTGAGAGGTAGAGAATGAACGAAAAGTCTAAAATCTTCTACAATGTCTGGTGCTGCGCGTACCAACGCAGAGGACTATACAAAGGTACAGATAGAGAACACAGAGAGCACGAAACTGTACGAATGTGTCTTGATATGAAAGATGTGAAGTTCTACCAGTTTGATACAGAAAAACCGCATTACCTACGATGACCTGGATAGAATACATCTTCATATACCTTATTCCTTCGTGGTTTCAATCATTTAATGGCAACTTCCGTATCTGGAGGGACTTAATGACTGGAAAATATAAGGATTATGCTCTGATGTGGTACGATGACCCATATGAAGAGTGTTATGAATGGTTCTGGGGTTCTATCGGATATGATGATACATTAGATAAGAGTTTTCTTGAACACATACGAAAACTTGCTAAAGAAGTGGAGGAAGGTCAAGTTAAAACTTATCCAATTACAAAAGATATGATGGATAAACTTAATGATCTTGTTGGTGATATTGAAGTAGATTTGGACGAGAGGTTAGACTGATGGGTATGTTTGACTATGTAAGATCTTCATATGATCTTGGAGAACAATTCACTAATGTAGAACTACAAACTAAAGATATTGAAGAGGGTTATAGTGGAACTATGACTCATTTTTGGATAGACCCTGATGGTTATTTGTGGTGTCCTGACTATAAAGGAACAAATACCTTTGAGGTTATTAAAGAAGATGATCCACGATATAATGATAAGCATCTCTTTCTAAATTATGAATGGATACCAACAGGACAGCACGGAAAGTATAGAGTTCATCCAATCACAAAATATATTGAAGTGTATCCATCAACTTGGGACGGACACTATGATGACTGGCCCCGTTGTCGTATTCACTTCAGATATGGTAAAATAATGGACTATGAGTTTGTGTCCCGATGATCCCAACAGAACTATTTCCTTATGAAAAGTTTGGATTTAGACTTGAATTTGGTGAAGGAAAGAATCCTACAATTTGTTGGTTTGAGTGCCAAGAACACCTTGACAAATATCTAGAAAGGTATAAACTAGATAGTAAGACAATAAAGATTGATTATCGTGATAAACCCCCTGAGCCCAGTAAAAAACACAAGAGAAGTGTGGAACAAAAACCTAAACCAAAAAGTAAAGGAAGTTCTAGTACAAGTAAAGGACGAAAATCCAGCGTGGATCCCGTTAAGCACACTACTCGCTCTACAAAACGCAAAAAATGATACAGGTAATTGAAAATGAAGACAGATCGTTCACTATCTCCTGGGATGAGACTTCTCCTACTGAAAGTATTCTCAACACCTGGACTGAAGACGACTTCATCAAAGTCATTATGGAACATATTCAGAAACTAAATGACAATGAATGATAAAACTAAACTCATTCTTGCTCTAATGCAGATTGATAATCTTACCAGTCTCTTAGAAGGTAATGAATATCAAGACTTTTTATACAGTAAATTGATTTCAACGAGAGTGGAATTACAGAGGCAATTGAATCGTTATGAGTAAGCAGTTTTATGATGACAATGCTTTCTATGTGGAGCAAAAAAAGTATGGATTATGGCAATCACATTATCCTGATGAGAAAGGTATCATCACTTCGCTGACTGAAGAAGAATGTGTGAGAGCAACACGTTGGTATTTGAAAGCAAAACAAGAAGGTGAGTTTGACAAATCATCTGAAAAGAGTTATTCTGGAGAAGTTGGAGGAAAACTATGACAACACGCAATTTTGTAGATAAGAACGGAAACTCTTGGGAGTGGGAAGAGACTGCAGAGACTGTAAAAGCAGTTCAAGATCTTGCAAACTTTGCTGGTAATTATCCTGGACCTTTGTATGCACCGCACCCTGATTTGAAAAATGAACAATAAACCACTGACGCCCGAAGAAGTACAGCAAGCAGCAGAACAATTCTTTCCTTTGTTTCGCATCGTTAATAGTCGTATGCCTACAAATGCCACAATAGAAGACACGCTCAAGGTAATGGAAACGGTATGTAATCTTGCACACAAACTTCGTGCAGAAGAAGAGAAGATTAAGTTTGGATTTAATAAAAATGAAAGTACGATTGAATCCTAATCAACAGTTTTGGGCAAATATCTTTCGTTGTGCTGTAGAAAGGTCTAACATTTACTTTCAAGAAAAAGACCTTGAAAGACACGCAAGAGAGCATACAACCGTTGTATTAGCACTACAAAAAGGAGAGGAATTTTGGAGAGAACTACTGTAGATTGTAATAAATACTAATGCTTAAGCGTCGCAACTTAAAGCAAGATGAGGAGCAGAAATGCTCCTCATTTAGTATAAATAATACTGCGACGTTTAAGACAAGAATGAATAACTATTACACTTACGCTTATTTGCGTGAAGATGGAACTCCTTTTTACATAGGCAAAGGAAGAGGCAATAGACTTTTTGAAAAAGAAAGACATAATGTAAAAGTTCCACCTAATGATAGAATAATCTTTCTAAAACAAAATTTAAATGAAAAAGAAGCATTTAAACACGAAAGATATATGATTTTTATTCTTGGTAGAAAGGATATAAAAACTGGAATTTTAAGAAATAAAACAGATGGTGGAGAAGGTGCTAGTGGATATATTCATACCGATGAAGCAAAACTAAAAATCAGTAAGGCAAATAAAGGAGAGAACAATCCTTTTTATGGAAGAGAACATACCAAAGAAACAAAGCAAAAAATGAAGGGAAGAAAACCTCCATTAATTTCTCTTGAAGCAAGAAAAAGAATGAGTGAAAAAAAGAGAGGAATTCCAAGAGATAGGTCTATTGTAGATAAAATGATGGAGACAAGAAAAATAAATCAATCTTTTGTTGGAAAAAATAATCCAAATTCAAAAGTTTTTGTATTTACATCTCCTCAAGGTCAAGAATATATTGTTGTTGGGCAATTTCAAAAATTTTGTAAAGAGCAAAATATATCTTGCTGGGGAATGAAAAATATGATTAAAACTGGTAAAATGGTTCCTGGATGTAAAAATTGGAAAGTGAGAACAAATGATTGACTTTAGAAAAATTGTAGGTTATTATGACCCAAGGTATCCTGCATTAGACCCAACAACACCACATTATGAATTTAATAGTTATGTTGAGTGTTGTAAAAGTTTAGGTGTTCCTATTCGCCTTCAATCTTTTATGCGTTATCAACAGTATCTTAAAGAAATTGGTTTGGTATGATTAGAAAATTTATTAGATGGTTTGTATCACCATCACAAAAACCTATTGTTGAAGAAGTTGATGTTTATTCAAAATTACTTGAACTTGAGAAACGTATTGAGTATCTTGAAGCAGAGAATGTAGAGAACAGTAATTGTTTCTATGAACTTTCTAACTGTATTGATGCAGTTGATGCTCGTCTAGATATATTGACTCTTGAAAACTGGAACAATAAAGATGTATGATCTTGACTCATTTGAACAAGCTCTAGCACACTTTGGTACACGAGTTGATGTAATCATTGCAATGGAAATGGGAGGCAAATTAGATGCTGAATCTGCTTACAAAAATATTAAAATGGAACTCAAGGAACTCAAGCGAATCCGAAAGTCCATCAAAAAAGACAAGGATCTGTGATAAATGTGGAGTGGAACAACCACTTGACAAAGATCACTATCAGGTTGTAAAATACTTCCGCGATGGTTTCTCCTACTATTGCCACGACTGCTCTAAACCTAAATCAAAAAATGACTGACTTTGATTATAAAAAGTATTCTCTTGAAAATCTTGAGAATTGGATGCATGATGCAATGTCCGCAGGTGAAGCAACACCGCAGGAGATTTATGATGTTATTGTTGGTGTAGTTAAAGAAAACTATTACATATACAAACAAAAAACATCCGAAGCATATGAACTTCTTGCGTTATTGAATGGCAATGATAAGAATAAGTATGAGGATTATCTAGATAAATTCTTGAATTCTCCTAAAGAAGACAAAGTGGTAAAGTGGCAACTTCCCGTTCAAGTTGATGGGTTAACTGGAGATTGTTATATCAATCTTCCTGATGATTTGTTAGAAGCAGCAAATCTAAAAGAAGGTGATCAAGTACAATGGATTGATCGTGGAGATGGTAGTTTTGAAATGAGAAAAATAACAGAACCTTTAGGAATGGATGAGTGTTGATATGGCATTGAGTAAACAAACATTAGATCATTTGTTAGAAGCAGAATCTCATCTTCGCGCTGCGATCAAGTCGGCATCTATCAATGAAAAAGCGACAGTTGTTCAACAACTTGCCAAAATTCTATTGAGTATGGAACAGTGTAAAAAATTTGAAGAACTTATGGATATGCTTGACGAAAGAAAACCAGGAAGTAATGGTTTTTTCGGATCTTTCTTTAATGACGAAGATTAACAACTGTAAAGCAATCCCGAAGAAATTGTTAAGTGTCTAGATAATTTATATGGATATGCTAATATATCGAAGTACACGGGAGCAAAATTATGACACTTTCATCAGGAAAGAATAGCAAACTTACTGAGGATGAATGGAAAGAGATGACCGCACTAAAAAATGCAATCAATCATCGTCCTCAATCAGTTGTTCCTGAAAAAATGGAAGAGTTTACTGAGTATCTTGTGCGTAGTTTGAGGGAAAAGGGTGGTTGATAGAGAGGGTCAGAAATGATCCTCTTTTTTTCTAAATACTTGAAAAAAGAATTATGGCAGATACTACTAAACAAAATGAGGATCTTGCTTGTGTTGCTTTAGGATATCTGTCATTTTACCCCGAAGCATCGTATGAAGATTTTTATAATTTTATTCAAGCACCTGGTCAAGATTGGAATAAAATTAAGAATGTTTGTCAACTCGAAGTTACAACAAGTGGAGTCTTTCAAAAAAGATTTGCAAAAGAGGAGATATGGATAAAAGGATCATATATGACTGCTCTTGCAATTCGTCAAAGATTAAATTTAAATCTTTCTAATTATATTTTTTGTGGAGTGGGATCGAACACAAAAGGAGTTATAAAGCACGGTGCTAAAGGAAATATTGGGGAGATATTAAAAACAAAAGCAGCATCTGCAATAGCAAAGCTATATAAGTTTAAAACTGGCAAAAGTAGTGGAATTATTGCTAATTTAAATCCAGATAAATTAAATATTTCAGATATATTTCTATGTCCAAGAAATAATAATTCAAGATTAACAAAATTTTTAAAAATAATTCAAGATGCTGATGATATTAAAACGGATCTTGCGTCAATAAAAAATACACTAAGTTCTTTGACTGAAGAAAAGGATATTTTAAAGTTCAAAGGTAGTGTAGTATCAAAATCTAACTTGACAGTAACAAGATACACTCGGATGATGAATGCATTTTATGAATCAAAAGATGTTATTGGAGTTTCTTTAAAAAAAATATCTCCAGTTCCAGATGATGTTTCAAAAGTACCTTTTTCTTTTCATAGTAGTGGAAATATTCCTGATGAAAATGTTGATGATGAATTTTTGCAATTCGTAGGACAACTACTTAAATTAGCAAAAAAAGGAAATGTCAAATTTCCCGAATTTGAGCAAGCAATAGATCAATTTATAACTTTAGATGATAATATTAAGTTTACTACTAATGATAGATTAGAAGTTAAGTATAGTTTTAACTATAAAAATAACACCAAACCTTATAAAATTTTTACTAATTTTGGTGCGGGTAATAATTTTTATTTCCAACCCGACAAGGCAGGTGGTTATCACGAAGGAGGAACAACAATAACAAGATTTGAGGATCTTTGTGATGAGTTTCCACAGTTAAAAACACTTTTTTCTAATCTTTCAAAAAAGAGAGAATTTTATTTTGATAAAGCGTGTAAAAGTAATGGATTTACTGGATCAAGTCAACTTTATCAAATTCAAAAAATACCAAGTAACTTAAGACTTTCTAGTGTAAATAAAACAATTTTTGCATCTGGAAATTATGAGAAATTAATTTCAAAAATTCTTGAAACGACTCAAGGAAAAATTGGTGCAGTGGTTTCAACTGAAAATGGAAAAACAAAAGTTTTAACTGGTGCTTTAATTGCTAAAGCAAAAACAAAAACAACTCCTGCCCAAAGATATTATCAAACAAAGTATGAATCCGTAGAAACGAATTATCTAAAAGTTATAGAACAATTTTATGAAGAATATACCCAATATTTGTCAAAAAGTAGTAATATGGGGAAATTTGTAAGTTTAAAAAATACTACTTTAAATGAAATGAATAGTTTAATATCAGAAGCAACTAAAGCAAAAGATAAAAATGAAACTGATAAAATTATGAAAAAAGCAGTTGGAAAAATACAAAAATCATATGCTTTGTTAAGTAATGCTGAATTTGGATATATTTTTGCTAAGCACAATTTGCAGATTAAAAAGATACTTAAAAAGAAATTGATCTTGTCTTTATATTCTTTAGCAACTGGAAGGGGGTTTATTATTTTTAGTGGGAGAAGATTTAAAATCGATGACATTTATGCAGAGAATCTTAAAACTCCGATATATGTTAAGGTTGGTAATTGACACTTGACAAAAAACCTATGGTGTGATATGGTATAAAAGTAGTTGAATAGTAAAATGAAATTCAAAATACTCTACACAAAATCTGATTTAGATGAGGATGGGGAAATTTTTGAATTTAATTGTGAAGCGGATAATTTTAATCAAGCAGTAGATAAAATCCCAGAAGATAATCCTGGAATTATTGAATGGGATTATATTGAGGACACTTAAGCAACTGGCACACTGACTTGCCACAGCACCAAATTCCTGGTATGATTACTTCATTGATTCTTAATTTATGATTCCCTTTCGCGATCATCAGAATGAATGTCTTGATGCGACTGAGATTCATCCTAAAGGTATTATCTGTGCAACGACAGGAGCAGGTAAGACTCTTGTGGGTATTGGTGACACAATAAGAGAGTTCTTGAAAGAAACTCCACAAACTGTTGTTGTTGTTGCTCCTCGCATTTTGCTTGCGAATCAACTCTCTTCTGAGTATCTTGAGCACATTGATAATGTTGCTGTTCTTCACGTTCACTCTGGAGAAACGCATCATTTCAGCACCACTAAACCTGCAGAGATTCAGCACTGGGATCAGATAGTGAGAGTTGCATTTAATCCTGATGCTCCTAAACACAAACTAATCTTCACCACATATCATTCCCTTCATAAAATTATGGAAGCAGGAATCAAGGTGAACACAATTCACTTTGATGAAGCACATAACAGTGTGCAGAAGAACTTCTATGTTGCTACTGAATACTTCAGCAGGAAAGCGGATCGTTGCTATTTCTACACTGCAACTCCAAAGTATTCTTCCACTCCCAAAAAACCTGGGATGAACAATACTCAGGTTTATGGTAACATCATCGCAAATGTTCCCGCTCCCCGTATGGTGCGAGAAGGTTACATTATCCCTCCCAAGATTGTTGCCAAACAAGTGTCTTTGGACAGCAATAATGTATTTGAGCGTGACTGTAATCATCTGCTGGAAAGTATTGATGAAGCAGAAGTTTCTAAGGTGCTTGTGTGTGCCAAAGCAACCAAACAAATCACCAATCTAATCTCACAAACTGGGTTCTGTCAGGAACTCGAAGATCGTGGATATTCTTGGATGGTCATTACATCTAAGACTGGTGCAATCATTGATGGACAGAAGGTAAATCGTGAGCAGTTCTTTGATACTTTGCACGATTGGAGTCGTGATGACTCTAAGAAGTTTGTTTTGCTTCATTATTCTATCCTGTCTGAGGGTATCAATGTATCTGGACTCGAAGCAGTAATCTTTATGCGATCTATGGATGCCATTGGTATCTGTCAGACGATTGGACGGGTTGTGCGACTGCATCACAAGGATGCTGCACGACTTCGCTCTGGAGACTTGACACCTGGACGATTGGAAGATTATCATAAGTCGTATGGTCTGGTCATCATCCCGACCTTCAACTCTGTGGGAATCTCTACTGCTAAGAAGATCCAGAGTGTTGTCGATACTGTATTTCAACAGGGGGAACCTGCAATTTCTACAATTAAACGCTGATTATGATCGACTTTAACACATTTGAATTGGATCGACTTTCTAAACTCTTGTGGAGTTTGAAAGGTTATACTACTAACAATCTTCGCTTCCCAAAAGCAGGAGAACTTGTAGAGATTGGTTATGATGTCTATAGCAAAGGACAACTTAAACGTGTCAATCTTCCTGGTGTAGATTTGATTGGAACAGATGGTCATACATATGAATCAAAAGTGATTCAGTTCAAAAATGTCTCAAAAGAAGCAGTGAGAGGTGTAATTCTAAAAAACAGTCGCGCAAGTAGTTCTGTCAACGAAAAACTTGCCGACTTTTTTATTTTTACTGATGTGAAACTTGGGAAAGCGTGTTGTGTTCCTTCAAATATGATTTACAACACTAAGTTTACTGGTGCAGTTCTTACTGGAAGTTGTAATCCACAACAGGATCATTTTTTCCTTCACGGATATGAAGAACAATACGAAAAAGACTATTTTACAGAAGCAGAAGAGTTTGATTATCAATATGTAAGGGGGTTTTGATGGAAGGATTTATTGTTGGTAAGAACGGTGAATATGCTGCAGTGCCATTTGGTAAAAAAGGATATATAATTATCCATAATGGTCAGCAATTAGAAAAAATTTGCAGAACAGAATCATCTGCACGAAAGTATATTGCTGATCATAAGAAAGGAAAATCTGTAGCAAAGTTACCAATATGAGATATACCTCTACAAGTTTATACCGCTATGCTGGTGGTAAAAACACTATGAAAGATGAGATCATTAAGATTATTGATGAGATTCATCCTAATCTTACGCATATGATGTCACCTTTTATGGGTGGAGGTTGTATTGAACTTGCTCTTGCAGCAAGAGGTGTAAAAGTTCAAGCATATGATCTATTTCAACCACTTGCTGACTTCTGGGAGATTCTAACAACAGAAGGTGGAAAAAGATTGGGTGAAGAAGCAGCAAAGCATTATCCTCTAAAAGATAGAGAACACTATAAGTCTTTTCTTCCTCTTTTAGAGAGTGATGATAAGTTCACTCGCGCTTGGGCGTTTTACATTTGTATCAAAGGTGCATTTAGTGGAGATCTTGGTCATACATCAGAATCCTCCAGAAAGAATCTAAATCTTGCTGGTATTCATAAGTTAATCGGATTCTACAATCCAAACTTCTCATTCTCCTTTGGGAATTGTTTTGACACAATCCCAAAGCATCAGAATGATTTTATGTATTTGGATCCTCCTTACTATAAAACTACATCATATTATTATGGTATTGATGGAAGCACTCACGAAGGATTCAATCACGATAAACTTGCTGATGTCTTGAAGGAACATAAAGGTGGGTTCGTGATGTCTTATGACAACACAGATTACCTTAAAGATCTTTATAAAGATTGGACTGAGTTTCGCTATTTGGAGTTTGATTATCAGATGGCAGGAGATGTAAGTTGCAGAGGAAAGAAAACAGAACTCATTATCATCAAATATCCAGAAGTGAAGGTGGAATCTAATCCAAATGCTTTAGAGAGTTTATTGTACTGAGGACAGTTGGAGAACTGTCCTATGACTCTTGCGCTTCTCTCTCATTTGATCTATATTGGTTTTGTTGGAAGGCAGTTGTCACTCCAACATTCCTTAGCAAATTGCTTTTAACTTAATGACTTTTCGTAAAATTGATTTCCCTTGCGGCAAACCAGAAGTAAAATGGTATTTGGATGAATGTAAGACTCCTAAGTTTAACAGCGTCTATTCTATTGGGTTTCAAGTCCGTGAGATTGGAGAACTAAAGAATGAGAATGATGCAGGTCAAAAATTGAATCCTGCACGTTCTCAAGGTATTGACTATAATAACGTCAATACTCTTCAATATAGTTTTGTTAATCAGGGTGTTGATACTTCTATTATGCCTCCTATCATTCTTCCTGATGGGATTGTTATTGATGGTAACAACCGTGTTGAAGCATATCGTCAAATTGGAGCACAATATGTTGTTGTATATTGTGTAGAAATTAACGAAGGTTTTACGATTGATGATGTCTATGATGAGGTTGGTTTGGGTATGAACAATCACCTTGTCTCAAAACCAATGACTATGAAAGATTGTAAAATCCGCCTTCAAAAGTATTTTGTTCGGATTGACCAATTTGATGCTGTAAAGGGTATTGAATGGTTTAATACTTTTAATCACAGTTTCTCCGATAAAGAAATTGCAGATGCAGTTAAATCAGTTATTCAAGGTAAACGTGTATCTGATACAATGTCACCTTATAACAAAAAAACTGTTTCTGATTACATTAAACAGAGGAATCTTGATTCCAACACAACACTGTTGCCTTTGCACGTAAATGTAAAAGATAGTCGCAGTTCTATGCACTATTTTTGTCGTGAAGTTATCAATGTTATTGACACATATAACAAAACAGGCAAACTTCCTGAACTTGTTGGATTCCTTAGTAACTGTGAAGCAGAAGATGCTGATAATGAGCGTCAAAAAATGAAAAAAATTGTTGATGAATATAACAAAAAAATCAACAATGTTTTGATGCTTTATAAAGCAGCAGAAACTGATGGTGAAGAGTTCAAACTTCTTAAACTTGAGAAATGGATGGGTCAAGTTACTAATGTTGAGACTGATATGATTATCGTCAATAGTTGAGTAACTATTCAAGGGTGCTTATGCACCCCTTTTTTTATTCTTGTGACAGATGTGAAAGTGTCACAAGGTTTGTCGCAGGGGTCGCAGGAGACCCTATACTTACAAGGTAATCAACGGAGACAACTCCAAATGGCAACGCGAGGTCGCATTGGTATCGAACTTTCCGATGGTTCTATTCTCTCATCGTATCACCATTGGGACAGTTATGAATCTTGGTTGGGTCGCATCCTGAAAACTCATTATAACTCTTATGAGAAAGCATCAGAGTTGATTGATGGTGGTGATATGTCTTGCTGTTGGACTGATGAAAAGTTCCGCACTGCTGAAGGTGTAGAGAATAAGGTAGAGTATGGTCCTCAGTATTATTCTGAGCGTGGTGAAGATACTCCTCCTCGCCTTGATGCTGACCTTTGTGAGTATCTTCTGCCTGGTAACAGTGAAGAGTTCCACTATGTCTTCCGTAATGGCGAATGGGTATGCTATAATATGAATCAGTTCGATGATAACAAACTTCCTGAAGTTGTTGAAATCCCCTCTGCTGCTCTTGCTGTTTGATCTATGAAAACTTCTACTGCTTTTGGTGTTCTTTTTATTGCTGTTGTTATTGTAACCGCAAGTCTATTCTTTGAAGCGTGGTTGCTTGGACTCATTCTGTCTTGGTTCAATGTATCTCTGACCTTCTGGCAGAACTTTGCTATAATCGCTCTTGCTAATCTTATCTTCAAACCCACAGGAGTTTCTGCTAAATGAACCGCAAGTATCTTAGCGTTGGATTGATTGGTTTTGCAGTCATTCTTGGTTGGAATGTCTTTCTAATCCAGCGTGATGACAAAATGTATGATGCTTACTATCGCTCTAAGGCAATAGAGAATCTCAAGAAACCACCCTCTATAGAAATCAGATGAGTATTGTACTCGGTGTAGCAATCTACGCAGCACTGGTTGCATTTGTATCCTCCATTATGCTATATTACTTAAAAGTAATGTATCCACGCGAAGAAGCAAAACTTAAGGAGAAATCCAAATGATCCCCAAACGACTCCGTGACCTTATTAAACAAGCAGAAATGGACAAAGTAGCAGAAGAGTTCTGGAAAGAAGTTGAACGCGAAGCAGCGAAACTTGAAGTTACAGTTGACTATTATCTTGCGGAGTTTTATTGATGACTTTTCTACTAGGAATGGGACTAGGATCTCTTCTCACCATTGGTTTTGCATTTTTAGTTGCTGCTGATGATGATTGACAATCCTATTAACTGACACTATACTAAAGAGGTAATTTACACAAACAAATGACACAAAAGTTTCTTTATCTGGTTGACCACTATATTCCTTTTCCTTCCAGTGAATATGGTGGACTTTGGAATGTAATCGCAAAAGACGATGATGAATGTTTCGATCTTATTGCTGCAGAAGACGACGGAAACTTCTATGAACAGTATTACACTACTCTTCGTGAAAATGTGTTAAGTGCAAGGACTTATGCTCTTGCTGAGGATGTAGAATCTGCAGTAGTTGAATCCTTTACAACCTGATGACTCACCACGTTACTCACACCAATAAAATGGTGTTTGATTTGAAGAAACAGTACCAAGAACGTATTGAACAACTGCAAAGTAAAATTGCAGAACAAGAACACGAAATCTCACAACTGCAGAAACAAATTGAGTATATGTCGCGTGACAAGTTCTATGATTGCTGAGTTTCCACACAAAGCACCAAAGGGGTATTCTTATGAGTTTGAAGAGTTCAAGCGTGGAGTTATTGCTATATGGTTGCATTGCCATCGCAAGTTTGATTACAATAATGGTGCTGCAACAAAAACTATCTGGGGATTCTATAAATCCAAAACCAGAGAATACTTCGCCCCCATCAATAGTAAGTCCATCGGTTCTCGTGTAAATATCAAGGACACGAGAAACTACACAGCAATGCCTATCAAGCAGTCTCCATTGGATGCGTTCTTTGTATGACATACAAACCACAAGTCAATGATTATGTTGAATGGACAAAAGGTGTTGAAGGTTGGGTTTATTTTGTTGATGACCAATATATAACGATTGAATATATTGTACGTCCAAAAGACCAAGTAAATTATCAGTGCTGTCCCATTCACGCAAATGAAAGATTGCTTGTGGTTTGTTATAAAGAAGATTGGAAACAGTTAAAGTATGTTAAATCAAGAGAATCAATCTATGAAGAAGAACAAAACTGCTTGGAGATGGTGGGCAAAAGCGTTGGGTGAAAAAGCATCTAAATGTGATAAAGAATCTGATAAGGTTGCAATTATTCGCACCTTTATATTTGCAACTTATTTGATCACTAATGCTTTTATTTGTGCTGGTGTGATTCGTCACTGGAATGATGAGACTAAGATTGAAGTATTTGTTGAAACCTCCAACATTCCAGAGTATCACACTCCTCCAATGAAAGTATCTAATAGTTCTTTTGAGTTTGAGTAAAACTAAATATCTAAAAAAGTATAAGTAAAATGCTAACATTTAGAGAGTTCTACGAAATCTGTGAAGGAAAAAAACCAGACACTCCACCACACGCAGTTCCTGGAACTTATGTAAGACATCCTGGTGGTATGCAAACTTATACTCTTCAAAAATATGAAGGACCAGAAGGTAAACCAAAAAAGAAAGAAATTGAGAAGTTGATTGTAAAGCGCAGTGGTGGACAAGCAGTTAAAAAATATGTAAAAAAAGTACAAAAAATCAAAGAAGATCTGCAACAAAGAAGACAAGAACTCCGTCAGAGGCAACTAGATCAAATAGCAGCACAAAAGGGTAGAGTTGCTGAATATCAGGCAGCACAGAAAGAAAAGGTAGCATCTCAAATTGAACTGCAAAAGCAAAATGCTGCAGAAAGGCAAGCAACACAAAAGGAAAAAGAAGTAGAAAGAAAACAAAGAGAAGCATCCAAAAGAGAAGAAAGAAGACAAAAAGCAAGAGAAGCAGCAGAAGCATTAAACTCTAAAATTGATGAAGAATTGCAGACAGAACAGACTCCAACAATGGAACCAAATCTTTATAGTCAGATGATTGCAAAAAGTCAATTATCAAGAAAAAGAGCAAGAGAAGCACACGCTCAGAGGGAAATGGAACACGAAGCACAAGCACAACAATCAGCAAAACGTGCAAGAATGAGAGCAATTCTTGCACGTTGAGTGGACAGTTTGGAAACCGTCCACTGATCACAGACAAGCACTCCAATTTCCTGTATATTACATTTGTTCAGTTGAAAAACACCAATGAACCACTTTGATGACATTCAGATTGAAGAATCTGCTGGTTTTGACTTTGCAGAAGCATCTTACGATGAACTCTTCGATGAAGTCGAAGATGAAGACAAATCTTTCAATTCTTTCCTGAACTCTAACTACGATTACTGAAATCAATGACTGACACTGTAAATGTTCTTCCGCATCTGAAAGAACTGAAAGATGCTTGGCGTCGTCAAGATTTTACCTTTACTAAACAACAGCAAGAAGAATATAATCTCTTACTTGCTGCTCGTCGTGAACGTGTGAAGTATTTTTATGACAACGATATGGTATGTAAAATTAGCAAATCTGCTCAGGATAAACTAAAGGAAGACAATTAGTAAAGTGTCCACTCCAGTGCTCAAAGGTGCTGGAGTGGTTCTATATTATTAAAGTTGACACCAAACCAATGCAAAACAAACACATCGAACATCCAGAAGATACCATCTTGACTGGTGATCTTTCGGTGTTAGATTGGTTCACTGCTGATTCTTATGTCAGCGTAAAGATTGATGGTGCTCCTGCTATTGTGTGGGGTCGCAATCCTGCTAACGGTAAGTTCTTTGTTGGAACAAAAAGTGTCTTCAACAAAGTAAAAATCAAAATCAATCATTCTCACGATGAAATTGATCAGAACCACGAAGGTAAAGTTGCGTCTATTCTTCACGCTTGCTTTGATAGTCTACCTCGCACAAATTATGTCTATCAAGGTGATTTTATCGGTTTTGGTGGTGATGATACTTATCGCCCCAATACGATCACTTACAAGTTCCCTGAGGTGATTGAGCAAAGTGTAATCATTGCTCCTCATACTGAGTATGAATGTGAGGATGATCTTCGCAATGCTGTTGCACATCCTATCAGCAAGCAGTTCATTGATACTTTGGATGTAAAGTGGGTGCAACCTGAAGCATCTATTTGTCCTTATCGTGATGACATTGAAGACTTCTGCAAGTTTGCTAAGCAAATGAGCACACTTTGCACTTTCGTCAATGATAAACAAGCAAGAGAACTCAAAAAAGTGATCAATTCTTACATCCGCGAGGGTAGGGAGGTTGACGAACACGAAATTGCAGAAAATTATGATGTTGACATCAACTTGATGAGATTGTGGAAACTTGTTGAGTCTATTAAGATGGATCTTTTCTGCTTCATTGAATCTTCCACTGACATTACCTGTGAGATTGATGGACAAATCAGCGATCACGAAGGTTATGTAATGCACAATGAGTTTGGAAGTTACAAGATCGTGAACAGAGAAGAGTTCTCTTACAACAACTTTACTATCGCTAAAAACTGGTGAATCAAATGACAACTCCTGAACAAAAGTTTCAAGAACTGTTTGAGCAAATGTATCAACTCTGTGAAGAACAAGGTTGGGGCGATCCATTCTCCTATGCTCGCTCTCGTGAGATTCATCTTGCTGGTATTCTTGGACATAAAGTAGCAGAAACCTATTCTGGTGCTGATGCTGTGGATGATGATGGTGAATGTGAGTATAAATCTACCATTGCCAATTCTATCAATGGGACGTATAATGGTATCAGTGTTCAGGATACTTGGGAAGAGCAGGAGCGTTATCTAATTGAGGAGAAACTTGGTAAATACTCTAACCACTACATTGCCCGTTATGAGGGTGGAAAAGTGGTGGAAGTGTGGAAACTCACTGGTAACGATGTGCTGATGATTCTTCTTCCAAAACTCAAGAAAGATTGGGAGCGTAAGATTCACGGTAAGCACAAAGATCCACGCCTTTCTGGTAACCTGACTAAGAAAGAAATCCAACAGTTTGGGACTCGCATTGTATGACGCTTGATAGTGGAAAACTGATGTATTCTGAGGGTAACAATGACGAATGTTATACTCCTCCATACGGTGTAACTCCGATTCTCAAGTACATTCCCAAAGATGCAAAAGTTTGGTGTCCATTTGATACTGCAGAGAGTGAGTTTGTAAAGCAAATCTCTCAACAGAATAGTGTAGTTTATTCGCATATCAGTGAAGGTAAAGATTTTTTCACCTATGAACCACTCCATTGGGATGTAATTGTATCCAATCCACCATTCACAAACAAGCGTAAGTTCTTTGAGCGAGCATTGTCATTTGGGAAACCATTTGCTCTCATTATGACTAACACTTGGTTGAATGATAGTGCTCCCAAGCAGTTGTTCAAGGATAAGGACTTGCAACTGCTGATGTTTGATAAGCGGATGAAGTTTCATAGTCCTGATGGTCGTCCAAATGACAAGATTACCTTCAGTTCTAGTTACTATTGCTGGAACTTTCTTCCCAAACAAATTATTATGGAAGAACTGCAAGTTCCCAAGAGTAATTCTATCGCAAGACTCCCTATTGATTGACATCTTATAAATACTCAAAAAGTATTCGTAAAATGGCAAAGGATCAAACTGTAGTAGGAATCACTGGTAAACCTGTTCCCAAACCAAGAACTGCTAAACAACAGTATGAACTTGAGAAGAAGAGAAGAATGGAAAAGCATCTTGGTAAGAATGTTGGTGGAACACAATACAAATCTGATGTAAATCCATATTACAATCCAAGAGCAAGAACTTTTAGAGAGTTTCTAGAACTTACTGAAAAGTTTTCAATGGCAGCAGATACATCAAAACCACAATCACCCAAACCAACAGCACTTCCAAAAAGTCGTGAAGCAAATGTTGGAAAACACGATGATTGGAAAGATAAACCATCGACAGAATGGGGTGACAGACCAACTGCAGGTAAAAAGTTAAAATCAAGAGCAAGTGCAGTTGTTGGCACTCAAAAGAGACAAGATGTAGAAACTGGTGTAAGGGAAGAGTATGTAGATGAAGCAAAAGTAGAAGCAGGAAAAAGTAAAGAAGAGAAAAGAGCAATCAGAACTGCAAGAAGTGGTTTAACTGGTCCTCACGCAGATTATGAAAGACGTGGAGCACATAGAACTGCAGATGAAAGAAGAAAAGATTTAGCAGACATCAGAAAAGGGAAGAAAAAGGATAGTTCACACTTCAGTTACCTTCCCTGAGTGTTCCAGTTGAAAAGGTGTCCACAGACCCACCCAGAAGCGTCTGTGGCACCCTTATACTAACTTTGTTGAGTCAAACCACCCAACCTTAATTGATTATGTCAACTGGTGTTTTCTTCTTGATTGGTTACTGTATGGGAGCAGGAAATGTTTTCCTGATTCAGTATCTGTCTCGGAAAGGTGTTATTTGATTATGAACAATTATCGTCTTCTGGTTGAGTATCGAGTTCCCAACAGTGCAGAGACTTACTATGAAGAGAAGTTCATTCAGTCTCGTTCATCTTGTGGTAAAATCGCTGATGATTACCTAGCACAAGATCGCACAAATCTTATTCGTTCCGTTGAAGTTACCCCTGTTTGATTATGAACACTGGTTATACTCTCAACCGCGTTAAGTTCACAAAGAATGAAGAAACTTGTATTCTTCGTTTGTTGCGTGAAGCAGTGCATCCTGAATGTGACAAAGAATGGTATCCAGTAATTAACTCTATCATTCAAAAGTATTACGATTCTGACATTAAAGAAGCACAGGAGTTTCAAACACTATGAAATACGAAGTTCAACTCTACGTTGGTGGCAAAGTCTTCAAAGAGGAAGTGTATGCTAACTCTCCAAAAGATGCCCGCGAAACTGCACAAGCACGCAATCCTACAGCAAAAGTTATGGGAGTGAACGCAACTTTCAAATGACTTACTCTAATCTCTCAAAGATTCGTCCTAAATTGAGGACTCAAGGTAACATCACAGGCAACTTTGGCAAACCAAAATCGAAAGGTGGTTCTTCACTCAATGACATTGGTGGTGATGGTAACATTGGTGCAACACAAAATGAATATCTGAATCGACTGTATTATGCTTTTGATAACACTACCGAACCTAAACTTCGTCAGTTCATTTATCAGGAGATCAAAAAGATCCTCATTCAACAAAACAAATGGTGACACTTCTACAAGTGGCACAGTAAATGAGCACAGTGCTCAAAATGATGTATTCTTAAGAAGTTCAAGGGATTTCACCCAATGACAACTGCTTTCGTTGATTTTCCTGCTCAACAACAAGCAAAGCAACAAATTGCTGAGAATGTTGTTAAGTACACTCAAATGCTGATTGAAGCACTCAAACAGAATTATGTTGAGTATGCTATTCGCGGACATCAAAAGTTTATGAATGATGCTGATACCCAAGAGTATCATCAGCGCAAGATTGAAGAACTGAAGAATGGTGATTGTCCGATTGATTATGTGATTGAATCTGGTAAAAAGTATCACAAAGTTGTATTTGTTGATGGTGGTGGATCTCGTTCGGTTCATTGCTTCATCGACAAGCAAACTGGAGAAGTTTATAAATCTGCTACTTGGAAAGCACCTGCTAAAGGTGTTCGTTATGATCTGCGATTGATTACTGATCGTGAATATGTGCTTGAGAATTGCGATTGGTCGGGAGGATATTTGTACGCTCGTTGATATAAACTAAGAGAGGTGTGCCAGTTTGATTTCTGGCACACGCTCTGGTTTCCTGACCCAAAATCGTGTATTCTTAAGAAGTTCAAGGGATCGCACCCAATGATCGAGTTTCCCACACTTCAGTCAAAGGATGGAACAATGCTCGTGGGATTCTATCCCATTGAAGATTGCTCCACTCACACTCTCAAGATTCTTTCTTGGAAGGGTGTTGATACAATCTCCCGCAAGTGCATCAGCAAGAAAGATGCAATCCGTGAGATTGATGAACGTCTCGCACTTGATTATATGATCACTGGTGATAACATTGATCTGGTTCAAGAGTACAACTTTATGCAAGGTGCAGTTTGATTATGCTTACTCCTAACGACATTCAGAACATTCTGACCTTGATTGATTTTCACGATGATTGGGATGAAGTCAAAGAAGTGTGGGGGTTTGATTTAGAACCTCTTCACAACAAATTGTGTGATATGCTTACCCATTCCTCCGAAGGTTGATGAGAACTTTAACACTGCAAGTTACTGAAGTTTCGTTTGATTTTGATGATCAAGACTTCAGTGTTGATGAACAACAATCTGTGATAGATTCTGTTGTTGGTAATGTCTTTGAGGTTGAAGTTGATGATGACGATGATGATGAAAACATCGCTCAAGTATTAGTCGAAGAGGTGACAGATTACACTGGTTGGTGTGTCTGCGGTCTTGATTTCGTTCACGTTCTTAACACTCACTGAACAATGATTCTCTACATTCCTGAAGGTCACGGTTGCGCCTATTCTATTGATTCGGAAGGTGCAATGTATTACACTCCACTTCTTGAAGGTGGAACACTCTATCTGGAGGAAACTGCAGAAGTAGATTTTGACAATCTAGAAAGCGTTGAAGGTATTTGTTATGAACCAGAGTTGCAAGAGATTCAAGATAAATTGATTGCAATGAACAAATCTGCAGGTTTTTATTTTCAAAAATGATTTCCCTTCCTAACTTCACAAACAAAATGGAACTTACTCAAGATCAGTACGATAAACTGCTTGCCAACTATGTTGAGCAGTTGGTTGATGGAATGGATTTAGACAGTTTGGTTCAGTTTGTATCTGAACAAATTGAAATGAATCTGCGTGAAAGTTGCTCAACTCCAGATGAATTGATCGAAGAGATTTCACAGTTCTATGATGAGGATTATGTGAATGAAATGCTAGAAAGTGTAGTAAATGTGGACAGTTGAATAAGTGGCACAGTAAATGAGCACAGCGTCCAAAATCGTGTATTCTATAGAAGTTCAAGGGATTTCACCCAATGGATCGCAAGTTTCATCCCATCAGCATCGAAGATCGTGAGATGTTTGCTTACAATGCAAACTATCAGCAGCGTAAGCAACAACAACTTGATGCAGTTGCTCCCGAATTGCGTATCAAGTATTGCTTTGAGTTTCTCAAAGGTTATGTTGCTGAAGGTGACGATCTGATGGCAGGTCGTTGTTACGATGGTATCGCAAAGTACAGTGACAAACTTGACTGGTCCGAATCACACTTCTGAACAATGAACACTGCATTTGTCTCTCCTAAGAGTAAGAAAGCAAAGAACCGATTCTGTAACTTGATGCAATCAGAATCGGAGTGTATTGTTGAACAACAGAAAGGTGATCGTGTATTTTTACGTTCACTGAATGGAAAGAACTTTTTCTGGGTTAATCTCAACAACGATTCTGATTGGAGCATTGAACTGTGACTGAAACTCAAGAAAAACTGATTCGCAGCATTGAACAACAACTTGAGAATCTAATGTTGTTGGATGATGACCTTGCTTATCAGTACGAATGTGAATTGTATTATGATTGCAATGAGGATGAAGAACCAGTCCCCATTGTAGAAAACTTCACGCCCGAACTTCTAATCGAATTGGAGAATCTTGTTTATGAACGCAACTGAAACAATGAACCTCTACATTCTCAATGAAGTGCTGTATGATTACACTGATGGAATGTGTGTAATCGCTGCCGAATCTAAAGAACAGTGTAATCAAATCTTTATGGAGGAGTTTGGTCATCCTGATGATTCTGATTATTTGAAAGAACGTCGTCAAGAAGAGTTTGATTCTGCATCAGTTAAAGTTATCGAAGGTGTGAATCATCCTGCTGGTGTTGTTTCTTATGTGTATGGTGGAGGTTGATTATGACTGATTATGGTTTCTATTCACAACAAGAACTCACTGAACTTGCTGATTCTGATTTATCTTTTGAGATTGCAGATACAGCACTGTTAAAGACACCAGAAGCAGATGAGTATTTGAATCAACTTATCAAAGAATTGCAGCGTCGAAACTAATATCATATGACAGTTCACAAGGTGGCACAATAAATCTCTCCAGCGTCCAAAATCGTGTATTCTTAAGAAGTTCAAGGGATTTCACCAATGACTGCTCACTTCGCAAATCTGTTTGCTGAAAACATTGATGCTTCGGTAGGTTTTCCTACTTGGAATCGTCGTTTTAAGAGTAACAGTTTCGATATGTATTCTCAGGAAGGAAACAACATTGAGATTCGTCATTCTGTGAATCAGGAAACAAAAGGTGATGAGTTTTCTGTGCAAGCAATGATTTATGAATACAAAGGTTGCTGGCACGGTAATCAAATGAACTTTGGTAAGTTTAACACTTTTGCTGATGCAGTTTTCTGTGCTGAAACTACAAAACTCCCAGAAGGTAGTGTTTCTGAAACTGAAGTATTTGCGTTGAGGTGATCTAAAGAAATCAATGTTGAGTTTTTCATTGTTTGCATCTGTTCTTCTTCGTTATTACTTTCACCACTGAAATGATTGAACTTCTGCTTGCTTCAACGATTGTTGGTTCAACTCAAATTGCACCAAACATTGTGCAAATTGATTATCTTACTCCCACACAACAAATCATCACAGTATTAGATAACATTGAATTGAAAGGTGGAGAAATCGACAATGATTGAAACTGATTATTTTATTCTTCCAACTGATCTTTATGTTCAGTGTTGTAACAATGCTGAGGAATTGGATGTTTCTTTAGATTATTTTCTAATGGAGTTTTGTGAGGTTGAAAGTGAGGATGTGTTTCTCTAAAATGTAAAGAATGTGGACGGTTCAAACACTGTCCACTGTTTTCACCACAGCACTCAAGATCCTGTATTCTTAAGAAGTTCAAGGGATTTCACCAATGCGAAAGATCGAACTCCAGATGAATGAAGCAATCATTCAAGAGCGTGATTGGAAATCAACAAACACCGAAGTAATTAACAATGACGGTGTATCTGAAGTCTATTTGCACAACAATCTGATCGCAAAGATTGGTGACACTTGGATGCAACTGTTTGATGGTGGTTGGCAATCTAACACCACAAAGTCGCGTCTTAATGCACTTCTTCAAGCACACGGTGTAGGTGATGAATATATTTTCCAGAAGAACTTTGAATGGTTTATTAACTATCAAGGAGCACCACTTCCTTTCTTCTCTGGTATGCGTCTGAACTGAGTACAACTCTTAAGTAATCCTCACTCTTCATTCCTTCAATGTTCACGATTCGTTACTTCACACCGTATCAGCAACAGTGGAGAACACAAAGTTTCTCTACACTTGAAGAGGCAAAAAGAATGGTAGATTTCTATCGTTCTTGTGGTTCACCTGCAAATCTTGTTTGAGTTATTATGTACCGCACACTTTCCGAACTTCGTGATTCAATCAACCAACTGATTGAGCGTCAAGGTGAGGACGCAGTTTGTGCTGCGTTCGTGTTCACTCAAGATGATGTATTTGAGATCGTTGGTGAAAACTGCGATGAAGTGCGTTTCTCTAAAGAACTCACAGATGATGTGCTCGCTGATGCAGGAGGTTCTGACTACATTTACGAACAGATTGGTGAGGTGATTGATGATGCAATTCGTATGCGTAAAGGTATGAAAGTTTATCAATGAACAACTTTATCATTGGAATCATCACTGGTATTGTTCTTTCTACTGTTGGGTTTCAAGGTATAGCAAATCTTGGAAATCGTACAGTAAACACCATTGAATCGTTCGCTATTCAGTCATCACGCTAACGCTCTGTCTTCGACAAAATGAACACTTCCATCTTTGATTCTTCATTCTTCGGTTACAACAATCTTCCTGATAGTATTGAGATTGATGAACACAAATTGATTCCAATCAAAGCACTGAAGTTAAGGTATGAAGATCATAGTATGGTGAGTTCTTGTAATCTTTTCTCTGTTTCTACTATTAGATCTATTTGCTCTTTTCTTGGTATTCAATTACATCGACCAGTGAAAGGATTGTATTGTGTAGAAGAAACATATGTAAGGTTCTTTGATTATCTAAATCAGTTGAGAATTGATAAGGTGATTAGTGATTATATTTGCAGAGATGAGATTAGTATTTTGTTTGAAAGTTATGCAATTCAATGATACACAGAGAGGAGTTATTTCCTCTCTTTTTTATTGTTTTTATGGTCAAAATAACGTTAAAAAACGTTTTTTTATTGATTAAATGTGTTTTTAAATGTATATGCGTTGTTTAAATCATTCTCAATAAGTGTATGTTTATTGAGAATCAATAGTGTTTATTGTTGAGAATTAAGTGCTTTAATCCTCTCTATTACCTTATAAACCTTCCAGAGTCTTGTGATCTTACAGAGCATACACTAACGAACGCAATTTGTCAACTCCCGGGTCACAAAATCCCCACAATCCCCGCAAAAAATACACAGACCCCGAATAAATATCCACCAGGACTTGACAAGTTCTCCCAGGCATCTTATAGTGTTCACATACACCAACGGAGCGTACTTATGTCAGTTGCATATCAACAAGCGCAGAAGCAGCGTTATAGGATCACTCTTGAATTGGATGTTCTAGGTGATTTCGATCCGCATCAACTTGACTGGGAAAAGTTATTCAAACTGGAACCTGCAGAAAAGTGTAGAGCATACGTGGAAGATCTAAGTTGTCCTGACCGTTGGTGAGTTAGGTATAACGAACGTGTTGTGAGTTGTTATAAAGAATGTGTGACAGATGTAGAAGTGTCACTATAAAATACCATTGTGCCTCGATGTGTGCAATAGTATAAGGGTGGTTGAGACACCTCTACACAAACTCACCACACATTCTTCCAATGAACAACACAATCGGTTTCCCTCCTGCTGATGCTCTTCTGGAGATGATTAGCAGTGTTGACTATAAGAAACACCTGCAACAGTTTGTGATGCTCTCTGCGACGCTTCTGGGTATCACTGTGGGTGTGCTGCAGTTCTTATACACTAAGACTGCACAATGGTATAACAACGGTGGTAAAGAACTGCTGGTGAATTATATCAATCGTGCAGTTCTGTTTATCAACAACCGCACTGGTCTGTTTGATAAACTTTATGCTGCAACGGTTTCTATCTACAATCAGGTGGAACTTCTTGCACATCGTATCAGTGATGTGACAGATGTAGAAGTGTCACAATAAATGAGCACAGTCCCAAAAATCTGTTATTGTATTCTTGTGGTTGAGAGATCAATCACACAAATCACACCCGATCTTCAGAACAATGAGCACCACTTACCAGCACAATGTTCTCTCCACTGAGTATAACGGTTGGGAGAATTATGAGACCTGGAATGTTGCACTCTGGATCGACAATGATCAGAGTCTTTATGACATCGCTCGTCGTTGTGTTGATTATAAGCAGTTCGTTGAATACATCAGTGAGTTTAAGACACAAACTCCTGATGGTGTTGAATGGAACGATCCTGCAATCAACGTGATTCAGATTAACTCTGACGTGTTCGATTTCTGATCTTCGTTATCAGTAACCACTTCACTTCTTCGTGATTATGACAGTCTCTGAGTTTGCTTCGTTGTCTACACTGGATCTCGTGATTGCTGAGGTTCAAGGTAAAGTAAAGGTCACACGGTTAGCAACAGTCAAACCCCGTAAGTCTCACCTGGTGATGACACAAACCAAGGGGAATCGTTGTAGAACTAACCGCTCCAGTGGCACTAACTTTGTGACACAAGTTCGCTGAGTTAGTTACACAAACAGTCCTGGGTTATGACTATAAACTAACCCACACACAGTTCCTTATTCTTTCTTCTTGATTATGTCTAAGTCGATGATGCTTTCTCTGCTTGCTCAAGGTAACACTGGCAGCGAAATTATGTCCATTCTGGATGTAATCGTGGAGAGTGAATCTGCAAGTGATTCGATTAACGAACCCACTGCAGATAGCATCGAGTTCTGATCAGTTACTGTGCGGTCTCTGAGTTATACTTAGGGGTCGCACAGTTTTTTATATTGTTATCGGAGCAGTTGTGTATTATAATTACTTTGTGAGTTGTTGATTCTTTATAGTGACAATCGTGATTTGACAGTATAGTGAATTAGCAGTTAATTTATGTTGTTTGTTATTGTTTATAGCGGGCGTTGCGTATATAAAAACGTCTCACTACCCTAACCTACAGAGGTGACAAAACGCGAACGATATATCAATTTCATAAAAATTTTCCGGAGTAAAAAAATTGGCACCTAAAAAGAAAGCAAACTGTCACGGATGGGGAATCTTTGGAGGAAAGCACAAAAGAAATAAAAGTTGCGCCACTGGTATTTTCCGAACTCCTGCACAAAAAAGATCCTCTTCAAAAAGAAAGAAAAAGTGAGACGAAAATCCCCCTATTGGAATTTCTGGAAGGTAGTCTTTGCAGGATGGTTAATAAGGTATCCACGACAGTGCTTTACGATTTTCGGAGGTACTATTGGATTTTTATTAGTACTGATATATAATGCGGTAACGAAATAAAAGCACTGAAAAAATTCCGGAAAATATTTTTATGACTGAAAAGGTTTATCACATTTATGCAAAGGATCGGTGCATTTATCACAGTTTATCAGAGAGTAAATTCTCTGAGACATGGGAGATGATGCACAGAATGATTGATCTGCTTGATTTAGATCTTACAAAAGAAGATTTAAGTTATGAAGAACTTTATGTAAATAAGGAAATAGTTCTCAATTCTTCTCATTGAGTCGAATTGACAAAAGCATATATAGACTGATAAAATTGATCTGAAGGTTCATTTAACTTATGGCAAAAGGATTTACAGTAAAAGCAACAGCACCTAAACCCAAAACTGAAGATTGGGATTATGATGCGATTAAAGAAAGAATGAAAGGTAAGTCGATTGTTTTCTGTCTTCCTGGTAGAGGATGTTCATTTATTTTTCTAAAAGCATTTGTACAACTTTGTTTTGATCTTGTACAAAATGGAATGAGTATTCAAATTTCTCAAGATTATTCTTCAATGGTGAACTTTGCACGTTGTAAAGTTCTTGGAGCAAATGTTCTCCGTGGTCCGAAGCAGATTCCTTGGGATGGTAAACTAGAATATGATTATCAACTATGGATTGACTCGGATATTGTCTTTAACACAGAAAAGTTCTGGCAACTCTGTGATATGGCTCTGAATGAAGAAGGAGAAGAGAAAGAAGTTGTTGCTGGTTGGTATGCCACAGAAGATGGTCACACAACCTCAGTAGCACACTGGTTAGAAGAAGAAGATTTCCGCAAGAATGGTGGTGTGATGAATCATGAGACCGTTGAGTCTATCTCAAAGCGTCGTAAGCCTTTCACAGTTGATTACACTGGTTTTGGTTGGGTATTGATTAAGAAGGGTGTCTTTGAGAATCTTGAGTATCCTTGGTTTGCACCTAAGATGCAACAGTTTGAATCTGGACAAGTTCAGGATATGTGTGGAGAAGATGTTTCATTCTGTCTTGATGCAAAAGAGGCAGGCTTTGAAATCTGGTGCGATCCTCGTATTAGAGTCGGACATGAAAAAACTCGCGTAATCTAATGAGTACTCTTTACAATCTTTTATATAAAGGGCGTAAAATTTATACTAATCTCACTATGGAAGACTGTAGTGAGATTTTACAAGACTTCTCTGAGCGTTTTTACTCGGGAGAAGATATTGATCCTAATTTAATTGAAATGGAGGAAATTACAAATGGCTAAAGGTGGAAGTAATAAGACTATTTTTGAACCAGGAGCACCAAAGAAGACTCGTCAAGGACGGTCTGCTCGTACACTACTCAGTGCGACCTCTCGTAATGGACGTAAGAAAAGGTATCGCGGTCAAGGTCGGTGATTCAACTTAATCCTCAAATCCCAGTCATTACTCCCAAAGGTAATGGTTGGGCTTTTTTTATGATCGATCGATCTCAAGAACACGATCTTGAATGGGTTGTCTTTCTAGATAGTAATGGGGAATGTTGGACTTTTAAAAATTCTGATATTCGCATTCAGAAGAACTATACTCTTCATAGAAACAATCCATCAGGATTACCAATATGTACTACACAGATCCAGTAGATGAATGGAATTCAATTCATAAAGATGATTTGTGGGTATATAACAAACTCTTTTTATCACACTCTCTAGGGTATCTGTGTGGTCCTGTGGGGACTTCTGTTCCATCTCCAGATCATTATATCGTCCGACCAAGTATTAATTTGCTGGGTATGGGACGATTTTCTCGTATTGAATGGATTTACAAATATACTGATCACTTTCATCCATCAGAATTTTGGTGTCAGAGGTTCTATGGTAATCATATAAGTGTTGATTTTAGAGATAAAAAAGCAGAACTTGTAGTATTAGGTGAACGAGATGATGACAATTTGTTGTATAAATGGGAAAAGTGGACTAAGATAGAGAAAGAAGTTCAATTTCCAGAGGTATTAAACAACCTAAAAGGAAATTATGAATGGATTAATTGTGAATTTATTGGAAATAAACTCATAGAAGTCCATTTTAGACGTAATCCAGACTTTCGTTATGGTAATTCTGTTGCAATCCCTGTTTGGAAAGGAGAAGAATTAGAGAAAATAGATAGTTTTATATTTGTTGATGATCAAGATTACCTTCGAAAAGGATTTTATATCGATACTCGGGATAGCAACCCCGTAAAAAGTTCTGATTTTAACGAATCAGGAGCAAACAATGACCAAAAAAGTCGATAAAGATCAAAATTTTATGCGAAATGAGTGGGGAACTCAATATTTGAGCAGTGAATATGGGTGGGAAACTCAAATTCAGAAGCAAAAAATGCTTCGTGAGATTGCAAACGATGAATTAACTCCCAAAAAACACGATTTTTACCATCAAAATGAAATTCATTCAAAAATACGCAATGATGAGGACTATGATGACTGGGATTATGGGACAGAACCTCTCTATGAATCCAAAAAACCCGAATAAATAATACAGATTTTGTACTTTTTATGCCTCTAGAGCGGGTCAGTAAAGGATTTAAAGACCTGAGTATGACCTTTCAGGCCAATCCACTCAACTATGACCTTATTGCACTCAAAAATGAGACTGCTATTGCTCGCTCTATTCGAAATTTAGTATTAACTTATCCAGGAGAACGCTTTTTTAACGAAAATTTAGGTTCAAAAGTAAGTCGTTCTCTTTTTGAAAACATTGATGAAATATCTTCATCAATAATTAAAGACGAAATTGAAAATACTATTAGAAGTTATGAGCCAAGAGTGAATTTAATTTCAGTAATTATATCTCCAGATTATGATCAAGGCGAGTTTAACGTAACCATAAATTATAGAATTGTAGGTATTGATGTTTTACCTCAACAGTTATCATTTGCACTTCAGCCAACACGATAAATGGCATTAGTTAATTTTACTAATTTAGACTTCGATCAAATAAAAAGTTCAATTCGCGAATATCTAAGAGCGAATTCGAACTTTACTGATTATGATTTTGAAGGATCGAATCTTTCAACTTTGGTTGATGTCTTAGCATACAATACATATATTTCCTCATATAATGCTAATATGATTAGCAATGAGGTTTTTATTGATGGTGCGACACTCAGAGAAAATGTAGTTTCTCTTGCAAGAAATATTGGATATGTTCCACATTCTCGCGCATCATCAAAAGCAAATATCTCATTTTTTGTAGATACGACAGGATTTACTACTAATCCACTTACACTAACAATTAAAAATGGAGTTATTTGCACTTCAAGTAGTTCTTTTGGAAATCAAAGTTTCTCATTTACAATTCCACAAGATATTACTGTTCCTGTAGTAAATGGTATTGCTTTATTTGAAAATATTGATGTTTATGAAGGAACTTACGTTGTTAATAGTTTTACGGTTGATGCCAACAATCCAAATCAAAAATTTATTTTAGACAACGCAAATATTGATGTAGATTCAATTCGTGTTTTTGTACGAAACACTCAGTCCAGTACAGTTAAGAGTGTATATAAATTATCCAAAAATCTTTTTGAAATTACTTCAGAATCAAGAGTTTTCTTTATCCAAGAAATAGAAGATCAAAGATATGAATTAATTTTTGGTGATGGAGTGTTTGGTAAAAAACTTGAAAATTTAAATTATATTGAAGTTTCTTATAATATTACTAATGGGGAGAGTGGAAATGGAATATCCTCTTTTAATTTTAATGGACGTATTGTAGATAATAATAACAGAGTAGTTACAACTGGTATTTCTTTAATCACAACAAATTCTCCATCACAAAATGGAAGAGAAATTGAATCTGTTGAGTCAATTAAGAAATATGCACCAAGAAAGTATTCTGCACAAAATCGTGCAGTTACTGCCACAGATTACGAAACTATAATACCAACAATCTATCCAGAAGCAGAATCAATTTCTGTGTTTGGTGGTGAAGATCTTAATCCACCAAAGTATGGAAGGGTTTTTATAAGTATTAAACCAATTAATGGGCCATTTGTTTCAAGTCAGGTTAAAGATAATATTGAAAGAGACTTAAGAAGGTATGCAGTTGCAGGTATAGTTCCTGAAATTATTGATTTAAAGTATCTTTACTTAGAAACAGATACAACTGCTTATTATAACTCAAATTCTACAAATAATTCAAATAATTTAAAAGATTCTATTTTCAACAATATTAAAAATTATGCAAATTCAAAGGAACTTAATAAGTATGGTGCAAGATTTAAATATAGTAAATATCTCAAAATAATTGATGATTCAAATAGCGCAATCACTTCCAATATTACCAAAGTTGTAATGAGACGTGATTTGGGGGCAGCGTTAAATAAGTTTGCTGATTATGAAATTTGTTATGGAAATCAGTTTCACATTAAAAATATCAATGGATATAATATTAAATCATCAGGATTTCGTATTGCAGGGGTGAATGATACCCTTTATATGTCAGACCTTCCAAATTCAAATGGATTAACTGGAAGTATTTTCTTTTTTAAATTACAATCAACGACACAACCAATAATTGTAAGAAAAAATGTCGGAACAATTGATTATGTTAAAGGAGAAATTAGATTATATCCAGTAAATATAAGTTCTACTTCAAAAACTTCTTTTTCTCAACCAATAATTGAAATTTCTGTCATTCCAAAATCAAATGATGTGATTGGATTGCAAGATTTATACTTGCAATTAGATGTCAATAAAAGTGTATTAAATATGTTATCGGATGAAATTTCTTCTGGTTCAGATGTATCTGGATCAACATATAAAGTTACATCAAGCTACACTAACGGAGACCTCGTAAGAATATAATAAAATGACAGAAACCAGAATTAAAATCAGTTCCATCGTTGAAAATCAACTACCTCAGTTTGTTTTAGAAGAGTTTCCTCTTGTTTCCGAATTTTTATCACAGTATTACATTTCCTTAGAAAGTCAAGGAAATGTAAGTGATATACTTCAAAATATTGATCAATATATCAAAGTTGATCAATTAACAAATTTAGTAGAATCGACAGTTTTAACATCTGATGTAACTTTTTTTGATTCTACGATTAATGTCTCCTCTACTGCAGGATTTCCAAATTCTTACGGTCTTTTATTAATTGATTCCGAAATCATTACATATACTTCAAAAACCCCTACAACTTTTGAAGGATGTATTCGTGGTTTTAGTGGCGTAACTTCTTATAAAATAAAAGATGAATTAACTTTTACAGAAACTGAGTCACAAGAGCACATTGCTTCTGCAACTGTAACAAATTTAAGTATTCTTTTTCTAAAAGAATTTTTAATTAAGGTCAAAAAACAAGTAACTCCTGGATTTGAAGAAAGAGAGTTATATTCTGAATTAAATGAAAATCTTTTTATTAAACAGTCTATAGATTTTTATTCCTCAAAAGGAACTGATAATTCTTTTAAAATTCTTTTTGGTGCCTTATATGGACAAGAAGTTGAAGTTATTAAACCTAGAGATTATTTAATTCAACCATCTGATGCACAATATAGAATTACTTCGGATTTAGTTGTAGAAGAAATTGAAGGAAATCTAGAGAATCTTGTTAATACAACAATTTACCAAAAAAATAGTGATGATGAGATAATTGCACAAGGAACTGTCTCAAAAGTCGAAAAAATTAGAAGGGGATCAAAAAATTATTATACATTATCTTTAGATTCTGCGTATAATAATGATATTGGCGCAAATGGCACTGTTTATGGAAATTTTGTTATTCACCCCAAAACAAAGACTATTCTAACAACACTTTCTGGTTCTAATACCTTAGATGTGGATTCTACTGTTGGATTTCCAAAAACAAATGGAAATATTACTATAGATCTTGAAAATGGAACTTCTTTAAATATCACTTATACTTCAAAAACATTAAATCAATTTTTTGGATGCGAAGGTATTAATCAAGATATTCCAGAATCCACAGAAATAAAGATAAATGAATTTGCTTATGGAAATTTTTCTACAAATACCATAAAATTTAGAATATTAGGTGTATTATCTGATGTCAATGTTCCAGGTAATACTATCTTTTATTCAAAAGACGATACTATAAAGATAAAGACCTTAGGCATAGATCTTAAAGACTATAAAGCAAATAATTGGTTCTTTAACATTCCGGTAAAGTATGAAGTAAAATCTATAGAACTTTTAGATAACTCCGATAAATCATATAGAGTTAATCTCTATGATGATCATTTCTTTAAGATTGGAAATTCGGTTTCATTATTGTCTTCAAGTGGAATAGAGTACACTGGATTTGTTGTTTCATTTATTAACGAAAAATCATTTAGTATTCAACTTGGTTCTAAAAGTGACTTATTGGATACAAATCTTCTATATTTTGCTAGAAAAAATGTAACGAAAGTATTTTCAGAAAATTATCCTTCAGTAAATCAATATACGTCAAACGTTCAAAATATTTACTATGAAAATAGTAAATCTTTATATGTTTCTTCACCATCACTTCCAACTTATTTAAATCAAACCTTAAAAATAAACGACCGTTCAACATCTTTTAGTGGATCTTTCAGTGGCACTACTTTAGAAATTGGAAAGCATGGATTTTATACAGGTGATTCAATAGTTTATAAACCAACATCCACAAACACTTTAGGAATATCTACTGGTGTTTATTTTATTAAAAAAATAAGTGATACTCAAGTAAAAATCGCAAGAAGCAGAAATAATATCTTCACGGAAAATTTTGTTTCTGTTGGTGGAACTGTTACAAATGCAAGGTTTGAACTTACAGATTTTACTTATAGAGATTTAAGTACTCAATTACTAGAATCCCAAAAGTTAATTAGAAAAATTGCAACTCCAGAAAATGATGGAAATACATATGAAACACATCCTGGGTTAACTGGTATTTTTGTAAATGGTGTTGAAGTTCTTAACTATAAGTCAAAAGATAATGTTTATTATGGTCCAATTGAAAAAATTATTCCAATAGCACCTGGATCTGGATATGATATCATTAATCCACCAGTCGTAACTATTACTGATCCTGTTGGAACAGGAGCAGTAGCAAATTGTTCTGTTGTGGGTGGTTTAAAAAGAATTGATATTGTTGATCCTGGATTTGATTATCTAGAAGATCCAAAAATCAATATTACGGGAGGAAATGGATCAGGTGCAGTTGCTGTTGCAAAATTAATCAGTTTTGATCACTCTATTTCTTTCAATTCACAAGGATCTGCAGGTTTGGTAAAACTAAATCCAACAAATACAATTGGATTTTCGAGTCATCATAAGTTTAGAGATGCGGAAGAAGTTGTTTATGTTACTGATGGTCAATCATCTATCGTTGGTGGAATATCAACAATAAGTGGACTATCTACAAACTCAACTTATTATGTTTCAGTCCAAGATGCATTTAATATAAAACTTCATAAATCATTTGAAGATGCTGTTGCTGGCATTAATACATTTCAAATTACCTCTTACGGAATAGGAAATCATTCGTTTAAATCCAAGAATAAAAAGAAAAAAATTGGATCTATTATAGTAGAAAATAGTGGCGTCAATTATCAAAATAAGTTAACAGCAACAAGTATAAGTGGAATTAATACTGCGCTTAACGTTGTTACAATAACGGATCATGGATATCAAAGTGGAGAGATTATTGTATATAATGCAACAGAAACTCCTGTTGGAGGTCTCTCATCTAACACTTCTTATTATGTAACTAAAGTAGATGATAATCATTTCAGACTATCTCAACTTGGAATTGGTACTATAGGAGTTACAACTTCTTTTTACTATGACACCAAACAATACATTAATTTAACTTCTGTTGGTAGTGGAACACATAAGTTTAATTATCCAGAAATTCAAGTAACTGTTACTGGAAGAATTGGAGTCTCTACACTTTCTGGTCAAAACTTTGATGCAGTTCTTCAACCTGTTTTTAGTGGAGAAATTCAATCTGTATTTGTTCAGTCTGAAGGTGAGAAATATGGATCGGAAGAAATTATAAACTATAATCGGCAACCACTATTTGAATTAAATTCCGGCTCAGGAATTCAACTAACTCCTATCATATCAAATGGGCAAATCGTTGATGTTTTAATCAATAGTCCTGGAAGTGGATATAATTCTCCACCAACTCTTCAAATTAATGGAACTGGTGTAGGTGCAATATTGACTCCTATATTATCAAATGGATCTTTAGTTGAAGTAAAAGTAATTTATGGTGGAATTGGATACCAATCTTTAAATACTTCGATAGATGCAATACCTGCAGGAAGTGGTGCTAAACTAGAAGCTCAAATAAAATCATGGAAAATAAATTTAGTTGAAAGGTTAATACAAAATTCTCAAATAGCAGAGGACGATGGAATATTATCATCGGGATTAAATGCTGATTATGGTTTAGAATATTCTCATGCATATGCTCCTAGACAATTAAGATCTTCTGTTCAAGCAACAAGGTTTAGAGATGGAAAAAATGTATATGTACCAGATTTACAACTTTTAGATAACAAGGAAATTAATTCGTCTGCACACTCTCCGATAATTGGGTGGGCATATGATGGAAATCCAATTTATGGTCCTTATGGATATACATCAAAAACTGGAGGTGCAGTAAAATGCCTGGTTTCTAGTTATCAACTATCATTAAAAGCAAATAGACCAAAAACTTCGATTTATCCTCAAGGATTTTTTGTAGAAGACTACACTTATTTTGAAAATGGTGATCTTGATGCGAACAATGGCAGATTTGGAGTTACTCCAGAGTATCCAAATGGAGTTTATGCATACTTTACAACCATCAATCCAGGTTCAATTGAATCATCTGGTCTATTCTCAAATTACAAAAAACCAGTCTTTCCCTATGTTATAGGACCTTCATATAAGTCTAGACCAATTGATTTTAATTTTGAAAGCGTTTCCAATCAAGATAATATTGATATAAACCAAACTGGATGGAGAAGAAATATTAGTCCTTACAATATTTCACTATATGATTATATTTTAAATCCAAATTCAATCAAATCTCAAAATTCAATTGTTAAAAGTATTTCTGCAGGATCTGTAGATTCTATAGGAATAGAGACCGGAGGACAAAACTATAAAGTTGGAGATAAAGTTTCCTTCAACGGATCTTCTATACAGAGTGCTAAAGCAAAAGTCTCATTAATAAAAGGAAAACTAGTTAATCAAATTAGTGTTGCAACTTCTTCCTTTGATGATGTTCAATTCTACCCTTTTAATAGAGAATTTATTGGATTTACCTCAGTTCCACACAATTACTTAAATAATGATTTGGTAACATTTACGGGTAAATATGACTATAAGAGATCTGGTAATATAACTGTTAATACAAATAACCTTTCTCTTACTGCAGGCGTTGGATCTGCACAATATACTGGTCTTGTTACTTACTTTAGTGTCGCAGGGAACTTAAATTATCCCAATATCAAAGAAAATGATACATATCAAATTGGAAATGAAGATGTTAAAGTTTTAAATATTGATCTTCAATCAGCAAGAATCAGAGTTCTTCGTAATCAAAATGGAACTTCAGGAATAACTTCTTATTCTGCAGGAATTGCACTCACAGAAAAAACCAGAAAATTTAAATTGAATTTTGGAATTTCAACCTCATATAATTTTGATATTGATAAAGAATTTTATTTTGATCCAAAAGAATCTGTTGGACTGGGAACAACTTCGGGTGTTGGAATAGTAAGTACAATTTATTTTTCAAATCCAGGTGTGGGAGTTACTCAACTTACAATTCTTCCACAGTCCATTTATATTAAAGATCATAATTTAAACACAGGAGACTCTTTAGTTTATTCTTCAAATGGAGGAACTAGAATATCAGTCTCTACTGATGGTTCTTCTTCTTTTGTACTTGAAGAAAAATCAATTGTTTATGTTGCGAAAATTTCCAATGACCTTATTGGTATTTCTACAATTAAAGTCGGAGTAGGATCAACAGGTTCTTTTGTTGCTGTAGGGGTTGGATCAACACTTCAAAGTGGTATTTTATATTTTGCCTCCGTTGGTACAGGAAATACTCATAGTTTTAAAACAAATTATTCAAATACTTTATCTGGACAAATTAATAAAAACGTAGTAACTGTTTCTACTGCAGAAACTCATGGACTGTCTTTACTCGATAATGTAACAATTAATGTAAGACCAGGAATTTCTACTACATTTGCAATTAACTACAATGATTATAATAGAAGACTAGTAGTAAATCCAAGAATTTTCTCTACAATCGATACAACAAATAGTATCATTACAATTAACAATCACAGATATTATACTGGCCAAAAAGTCATCTATACTGCAACAACTCCTGCATCAGGACTGGTTAATCAGGGAATTTATTATGTTGTAGTAATTGATTCAAATAAAATTAAATTATCCAATTCTTATTATCAAGCGACAAAATCTGTTCCAGAAGTTATTAATATCTTAACTTCTCAACCAGGAACTATTTCTCCAATAAATCCACCAATAAGTTTGATAAAAAATCAAACTATAGTTTTTGATCTCTCTGACACATCTCTATCATTTATTGGTGCTGGTATTACTTACTCTGCATTTGATTTTAGACTCTATAAGGATCAACAATTTAAAGAAGAGTTTAATACTACAGAATCATCAACTATTTTTGAACTAACTAAAAACGGAAATATTGGGATAGATTCAACTGCAAAGGTTACATTATCATTAAATGATGGTGTTCCAACCAACTTATATTATAAATTGGTTCCTATTAATTTAGATCTAAATTCTCAAATTAAAAAAGAAATTATAATTGATAGTGATATTTCAGGGTACAATCAACTTACTTTATTAGAAAGTGGATATAATGGAAACAAAACTGTTGTAGGTGTTTCCTCTACTTCATTTAAATACAATATTTTAGAGACTCCAGAATCTAGTTTATATTTCGATGGAATAGAGTATTTTACAAATTCAAATTCAGTAACTGGTTCAATTCATCAAATTAACTTAGTAAATGGAGGAAGAGGTTATAGTTCTTTACCAGGAATTACTTCTGTTATATCGGAATCTGGAACTGGAGCAATTTTAAATCCCAATAGTAATTCTATTGGAAAAATTACTTCTACTGAAATCCAGGATATTGGATTTGAATACCCTTCAGATTACAGCATAAGACCAACATCAAAACTTCCAGAAATATTAATTCTTGATTCCTTATCAACTTTTGATTATATTGGAATTAGTTCTTTTGGTAGAAATTATAATACTACACCAAATCTAGTAGTCATTGATGGGTTGACAAACAAAGTTATTAATGATGTTATTTTAACTTATCGCAGAGGGGACTCTCAGGTAACTATCTTAAAAAATAGCACTGAAATTAGCAAAGCAACTCCAAAAATAATTCCAGTAAATAATTCAAATGGTGTTAAGATTAAAAATATAACTTTTAATAATTCTACGAAAGATGTTACAGTAACTTTAGGTGCTAGTTTCAGTAATGCTCAAGACTTTCCATTTTTTGTAGGCGAACAAGTTTTAATTGAAGGTGTTACTGTTGGAATAGCAACAACAGGGAAAGGATACAATTCAGCAAATTATGACTATGCACTGTTTACTATTAAATCTGTAGATCCAAACATTGGTGGGGTGAATGGAATTGTTACTTATAGTCTATCAAATTATATTTTAGATGGTGAAATTCCAGGTAACTTTAATAGTTTCTACTCCTCTGGAAAGATTGTTCCCAAATCACACTTCCCAGTATTTAATCCAGTCCTTAAGAAAAATAATTTTTATGAAGGAGAAGTTGTTTATTCATCTTCTGCTTCAGGAAATGTAGAATCTTGGGATCCCAATAATCAATATTTAAAGGTTAGTACTGTTGGTGATTTTAATACAAACGAAATTTTAAGAGGTGAAGCATCAGGTTCAGCAGCTCTAATTAAGAGTGTAATAACACTGGACTCTAGTTATACGGTAAGTTCATATTCTAAACTGAGAAAAGGGTGGAATACTGAAACTGGATTTTTGAACAACAATTTCCAAAGAGTACATGATAGTGATTACTATCAATATTTCTCATATGCTCTTAAGTCTCAAAAAGATTTAGATACTTGGAATAATCCGGTAAGTAATTTAAATCATACAGCAGGATTTAAAAAATTTGGAGATTTAGTAATTGAATCAAATTCACTGTCTTCTGGAATTACAACAGAGCAAAATCTAGGTGATTTCTCAGGAACAGCAGATTTATCAAGATTTATTGATCTTAATTGCGTGCCAGATTTTGATCTTGCAAGAGAAAATAATTTACTTATTGATGGAGTCGTTTCCTCTGATGAAATAATCTTTAATTCTAGAACTATACAGGATTACATAGAATCCATTGGCAATAGAGTTTTGATGATTGATGATATTTCATCTCAATTCAATAGTAATCCAAGATCAACCACTTTTAGTGTTGTTGATTCCTTTATCCTTAACGATTTTAGATCTCAAAAATATTTTATTTTAGTAAAAGACCGGAAATTAACTACCGAAGTTCAAGCCTCTCTTGTATCATTAGTTCATGATGGTAGCACTGGATTTTTGAATCAATATGGAATGTATTCCTCAAATGATTTGGGATTCTTTGATTTTAATATTACTGGAAGCGAAGGAAATCTAGTATTTTATCCAAATAAATTTAAGTTTGATGATTATTATACTGCAAATCTATCATTCTCATTAAATGATGTGGTTAGTGGAGTTGGAACAACTGATTTGGGAGATTCTGTTCGTATTAGAACAACCACTTCTACTATATCAACTGGAACTAGCACCTCAACAACAATCGTTGGTATTGCATCTACCTATAGATCATCAAAAGTTTTAGTTCAAATTGGTGCAACAGATTCTTCTTACTATGAATATGATGAAATTACATACATTCATAATGGATCTGAAGTTTTCTTCATAGATTATGGCCAGATAACTACCGATAATTTACTTTCAAAATCAACCTCTGGAATAGGAACGTATAATGCATATATTTCTGGTAATAATGTAGTAATTGATTTGATACCAAGTAGTTCCACAACAGTTGATTATGTAGTTAATACTTTTAACGTTTCCCTCGCAAACACAAGTTTAAGTGGAGTTGGAACACAAACAATTGGAGGTGCTAATCTAAACTCATCTTCCGTATCGATTGCGTCCAGCACTTCTCCAATTGCAAACATAATTTCAAGTTATTCTAATACAACTAATGATTGCTCATACTCAATTATTAGTATTGAAGATAAAACAAATTCTCAATATCAAATTTCTGAATTTTTAACAATTACGGACTTAGTTAACAATAATTGTTACATATTAGAATTTGGAACCTTAAATTCTGGTAATTCTCTTGGAATAACAACCGCCGGTATTTTGGGTTCAACTACAAAAACTTATTTTACACCAATATCAAATATTGATGTTGATGTTAAAGTATTCCAAGTTGCACTATACTTATCAAATGAATCAAGTCAAATATTATTGACTAACGGAGGTATTCATTATGATTATGGAACTTATGTGGGAACTGATAATGATATTAAAAAGAATTTTAATTTAACTCATAAAAATGATCCCATCTTCCAAAAATATTTTGATGGAAGTAGTTCTTCTATTGTAAGAACAAATACTGATGTCATTAGAATTCCAAATCATTTCTTTGTTACTGGGGAAGAAGTTCAATATTCTTATTCAGGAACAGGATCGGGTTCTATTGGAATTGCAACAACTTCTATAGCAGGAATTGGAACGACCGATAAACTACCATCGACACTATATATCGTCAAAATTAATGATCTAGATGTTCAAGTAGCATCTTCAGCATCTAATGCTCTAAAATCTATTCCCAATGTTTTGGATATAACCTCAGTTGGAATAGGAACTTCCCATATTTTCACATCAAAAAAACAAAATAACAAATCAATCATTAGTATTGATAATTTAATACAATCACCTGTAACATCAACTGCGGTTACAACCACTCTCTCAAGTAACCTTGGACTTTTTAATTCGCAAATATCAGTTTCTGGTATTACATCAATATTTGGAGGGGATTTAATTAAGATTGATGATGAAATTATGAGAGTTACTTCAGTTGGTGTTGGAAGTACAAACTCAATTTCTGTTTTAAGACCTTGGTTAGGGACTGGATTATCAACACATACTTCTTCTGCTCTTGTTACAAAAGTTTTAGGCAATTACAATATAATTGAAAATACAATTTATTTTGATGAAGCGCCATATGGAAAAGTTCCCATTTTAAATCCATCAAATAGAGGAGATGAGATTGATTTTGTGGGAATTGCCACTGGATCAACATTTACGGGAAGAGTATTCTTAAGGTCGGGAGAAGAAGATACATCTATAGAACCTTACACCAAAAATTATATATTTGATGACATTTCAAATCAATTTAATGGTATCGATAAAACTTTTGTTTTAAAATCTAGTGGATCAAATGTTACTGGAATATCAACTGATAATGCTATTGTTTTAATTAATAGTATATTCCAAGGACCAAATTCACCAAGCATTACTGATAATTATGATTTAGTAGAAAATGCAGGAATTACTACGATCACTTTTATTGGAAATTCCGCTTCGTCCACTTATGATATAAACACTGCAGGTGTTCCTAGAGGTGGAATTATTCTATCAATAGGTTCTAGTCAAGGGTTTGGATATCAACCACTTGTAGCGGCAGGTGGAACTGCCATTGTATCCTCTGCGGGAACCATCCAATCAATTAGTATTGGAAACAGTGGTTCTGGTTATAGGGTTGGAATTCAAACTTTTGTACGTGTTGGAGTTAAAACTGAAAGTACTGGAATTCCGAACATTGAATTCATTGGAACTGCATCGGTTAATAATGGTCGCATAGTTAGTGTTGCTATTACAAATCCTGGCATTGGATATACTTCATCAAATCCTCCTATTGTTGTTTTTGATTCTCCATTATCATATTCCAATTTACCTTTAGTTTATAGTTCCCAATCATCTGGTATTGGAACTGGTGCTATGGTAGATATCGTTGTTGGACAAGGATCTAGTGTGATTTCATTTGAATTGAAAAACTTAGGTTATGGTTATAAACAAAACGATATCTTAACAGTTTCTATTGGAGGAACTGCTGGAATTCCTACAGATACTTCCTTAAGTTTTTCAGAATTTGAAATCTCTGTTGATAAAATTCAGTCTGATAACTTTGCTGCTTGGTCAGTCGGAAGACTTCAAGTAATAGATCCATTAGATAATTTATTTGATGGGAACAGAAAAACTTTCCCAATTCTTATAGATGGAAATCAGACGACAATTAGGTCTAAGAAAGGATCAAACATTGATGTTCAAGCAACCCTATTAGTCTTTATCAATGAAGTTCTTCAAATCCCAGGAAAAGGATATACCTTCAGTGGAGGAAGTATTATAAGATTTACAGAAGCTCCAAAAGAAGGTGATACTTCAAAACTTTTATTCTATAGAGGAACTGGAGATTTAGATACACAAACTGTAGATATATTAGAGACAATTAAAGTTGGTGATAGTGTAACACTAAAAGATGATACGCCTCTTCTAACACAGGAAGGAAGAGTTGTAACTGAAATTACTTCTTCCGATGTGATTAATACCAATCTTTATCCTGGTCCAGGAGTAACTGAAAATGAAACATTACTTAGACCATTAACATGGTGCAGACAAACCGAAGATATAATTGTAAATGGATCTTATGTGGGTAAAGACAGAACCATTTATGAACCTTATGTCCAACCAAGCACAAACATCATTCAAAATGTGAGCACCGCATCTACAGAAATTTTTGTAGAGAGTGTTAAATCATTCTTTGATAGTGAAAGAGAATACGTTCATGATGGGACAACGGAAAAACCACAAAATAAAATTCTGATTATATCTCAAGATACCATAACATCTGCTGCCGCTACTACTGTAGTTTCTTCTTCAGGAACTGTTTCTTCGATTGTTATTTCTGATGGCGGAGTTGGATATTCAACCACACCTACGATAACAATCGCAGCTCCAATTGGTTTTGGAACTACTGCTGCACAAAATACAGCAAAGGCATCTGCAACTATATCTGGGGGAGTTGTAACAGGAATTGCAGTAACAGTTGCTGGACTTGGTTATTCATCATCAGAACCACCTTCTATTTTAATTGAATCACCTGTATTTAAATATGAAATTATAGATAGAATTTCTTATGAGGGTGACTTTGGAGTAATTACTGGAATTAAGACTACCACTGTTGGAGTTGCATCAACTGGAATTGTATTTGATTTCTTTATTCCCAATAATTCCCCCCTAAGGGATGGGAGTAGTGTAAAGGTTGGTGTCGCAACGACTGGAATTAGTGGAATTCAGACAGGTTACTATTTTGTAGTGTCCAAATCAAACGTCGGAAAAGGACTCACATCACTCAATTTATCTGGTGGCGCTGTGGGCGTAGGAACAACATTCATAGACAATATCTATCAAGTCGCTGCAGTATCAATCGCACAAACTGCAGTGCCAGGTGTTGGTATTACTAATGTTGCTAAAGTTACAGTAAGTGTCTCTGGATATAATGGTTTAACGGGTCTTGGATTCAGTGGTTTCTATGGTGAATATAGTTGGGGAAGAATCTTAACACCAGTTCGTTCTACATCAGAACAGTTTACAACATATGCAAATACAGGCGGAATTTCAACTTCACCAATAGTCCAAAGATATAATAGATTGAAGTACATTGGTTATTCAACCTCATAAATAGATAAAAAACGGTAAAATGTCTGCAATTATAACTGACCAATTAAGAATTTTGAATGCGAAGAATTTTGTTTCAGCAGCAACTTCTTCTTCTAATTCTTATTATGCTTTTGTTGGTTTAACTAATGCAACGGATTACTCTTCTGGTTGGGAAAGCAATCCACCATCCCCCAAAGATAGTTTTGATCAAGAGAATGATTATTGGGATACAATGGTTGCACTAAAAAAAATTAAAGCATCCGATGTAAATCAGGTAATTAGAAAAACAACTTGGTCTTCTGGAACTACTTATGACATGTATCGTCACGATATTAGTAGATCCAATACATCAAAGCCATCTGGAGCAACTAGTTTATATTCTGCAGATTATTATATTGTCAATAGTGATTATAAAGTTTATATTTGCCTTCAAAATGGCACTGATCCCGAAAACCCAAATGGAAGACCATCTCTCGATGAGCCAACTTTCACCGACTTAGAACCAAAATCTGCAGGAGACAGTGGTGATGGATACATTTGGAAATATCTGTATACAATTAAACCAAGTGAAATTATAAAGTTTGATACAGTAAACTTTATATCTGTTCCAAAAAATTGGGAAACGAGCACAGAGAATGCAGCAATTAGAAATAATGCGGCCGCTTCAAACAATCAACTTAAAATAATCACAATTACAAATCGTGGTGTTGGACTAGGTACAGCAAATAGAACTTATACAAATATTCCAATTAAAGGCGATGGAACTGGCGGAAAAGCAACAATTGTAATTAATAATGACTCTAAGGTAGAATCCATTACTGTTTCTTCTGGTGGAGATGGATATACTTATGGAACTATAGATTTGGTTGGAGGTAACGTTCCAACTGGAACAACTACACCAACTTTTGATGTAATTATTCCACCAAAAGGAGGACATGGAGCAGATATTTACAGAGAATTGGGTGCTTATAATGTTTTAATTTATTCTAGAATTGAAAATGATTTAGAAAATCCGGATTTTATCACTGGCAATAAAATTGCTAGAGTTGGAATTGTAGAAAATCCACAGGCATATAATTCAACATCACTATTAGATGTGGATAAAGCAAGTGCAGTTTATGCGTTAAGACTTGCAGGAACTGGATATGATACCGCTACTTTTACCACAAATTCAAGATTTACTCAAACTATCAGTACAGGCACAACCGCTGTTGGTAGAGTAATTTCTTATGATCAAAATACTGGAGTTTTAAAGTACTGGCAGGATAAAAGTCTTGCCGGATTTAACACTGACGGATCTCAAAATGCTTCTCCAACTTATGGTTCCAACTTAAATAGGTTTACAAGTTCCGTTGGCACTGGAGGAACAACAATTATAACAGGCACCAGTCTCTATATCGATACATCTTTCACTGGTGTGTCTACCTCGATAAATAATAGGACATATAATCTTGGACAGTCTTTTATTAGCGGTGTAGCAAATCCAGAGGTTAAAAAATACTCGGGAAACATTGTTTACGTAGATAACAGACCTTCGATCACTAGATCCTCAAATCAAAAAGAAGATATCAAAGTCATTTTGCAATTCTAAAGAATTATGCCACAGGAAACTAATCTCAACGTCTCTCCATATTTTGATGATTTTGATCCAAATAAAGACTACTATAAAGTCTTATTTAAACCTGGATATCCTATTCAGGCAAGAGAATTAACAACTTTACAGTCTATTCTCCAAAATCAAGTTGAACAATTTGGAAATCATATTTTCAAAGAGGGATCTGTTGTAATTCCTGGACAACTTTCTCTTGATAATCCTTTTTATGCGGTAGAAATTGAATCTACCTTCAATGGAGCACCAATTTCTTTATATTTTGATCAACTTCTTGGAACAACTTTAAGGGGAGCAACAAGCGGAGTTTCTGCTAGAGTAGTATATCTTCTTAATAATTTAGAATCTGAAAGAGGAAACTATACTCTATATCTCCAATATCTGGAAAGTGGTGGAGCAGATTTTACTAATAAAGTTTTTAATGATGGAGAAACTTTAATTGCAGAAAAAGAAGTTTCCTATGGAAACTTTACTATACAGATTGGTCAAGGAGTATGTAATACAATCTCCACAAGTGCAACTTCAGATGGATCTTCAGTAAAAGTTGCAAGTGGTATTTATTTCGTAAGAGGAGCATTTGTCAGAGTTCGTGAACAAAGAATTCTTCTCGATCAATATGGAGTTACTCCTTCCTATAAGGTTGGTTTCAATATTATAGAAAGTATTGTAACATCAGATGAAGATGAATCTTTATTCGATAATGCACAAGGATTTTCAAACTATGCAGCTCCTGGTGCTGATAGATTTAAAATCGAACTAGAGTTATCTAAAAAAGAAATTGATGAAGACGTAGATAATTTTGTAGAGATACTTAGAGTTCTGAATGGAACACCTCAGTTCTTTAATAAGAACCCCCAATATAGTTTAATTAGGGATGAACTTGCAAGAAGAACTGCAGAAACTAATGGAGATTACTACGTAAAACCATTTACTCTATTTGTTCAGGACAGTTTGAATGATAAAGTATTAAATAATGGTATCTATTTTGAAGGTCAAACAACAGTAAATGGAGATACGCCATCTGAAGACAAGATGGTTTATCAAATTGGACCAGGAAAAGCATATGTAAATGGGTACGATGTTGAAAGTATTGCACCAAAACTTTTAGATGTTACAAAACCAAGAACCACAAAAACACTAAACAATCAGATACTTCCATACAATGCAGGAAATCTTTTTGTAGTTAATAATACATACGGATCAGCACCTATTGGTCTTGGGACTACATCATATGTAAGTTTAATTGATTCGAGAATTGGTGATACTCCACACGTAGCGACTGGGACAACAATTGGTGTTGCTAGAGTTTATGATTTTGTTCCAGAGTCCAACTATGTTAATGATACAAGTAGATCGTTTTTAAGGTTATATGATATTCAAACGTTTACAAATATTGGATTAACTACATCAATTACACAATCACTTCCAGCATTTATCCAAGGTAAAAAGAGCAATGCCAGTGGATATTTAAGAACCGCAGTTACTGGTTCTTCATCTTTAACTTTATATCAAGTCTCTGGAAGGTTTTTAGAAAATGAAGCAATTACAATTAATGGAATTGATAATGGAAGACTGATTAAAACCACAAGAGATTACACCATCTCTGATATAAAATCAGTGTATTCGCAGGTTGGAGTATCAACTTTTAATGCCGATTTAGTTTTAGATTCGAGAACTTTAATTGCACCTCAAGGAACAACATTTTTTATCAGTATAAATTCTGGTGGAATTAGTACAGTATCTTCTGGACTTGGTACTAACTTTATTAATAAAATTTCTGCCGGTGATATTATTTCATATCCCAATCCAAATCTAGGATTTGATGTAGTATACAATAAAGTAAATTCAGTTAGTGTAGGTGGTACTAATTTTACGATATCTGCACTTTCAACAGTTTCTGGAATTTGTTCTGGCAATCTACCAACTTCTGCAGTTACGGTTACAAACATAGTTAAACTTTCTGCATCATCTTACGGACAAGATACTTCTCTTCTTACTAGATTAAACAGAGAGAATATTTCTTCAGTATCACTAGAAGATAATGAAATAGTTCAGAGAAGATTTTTCCCCAATGTCTCATTCTCAGGAAATAGTATAACACTCACTATCCCTGTTTCCGATGCAGATATTTACTTTGATTCTTTTGATGAAGATAGATTTGTTATTACTTACTCTAATGGATCCGTAGAACCACTCCGAAGAGACAAATATAATATTGATGTCACCGGAAAAGTATTAACTTTTAACGGTTTAAATACTCCAACCTCTACTGGAGTTGCTGATGTAATTGCAACTGTAAGAAATCTTAAACCAAATTCAAAGATTAAAAAGTTAAGTAAAGCAACCACATTAGTTGTAAGTAATTCAAAGTTAACATCATCCGGAATTGGAACTACTACTTTAAATGATGGACTAACTTATAGTCAAGTTTATGGAACAAGAGTTCAAGATAACGAGATATCATTGAACGTTCCTGATGTTTTAAATGTTCTGGCAGTTTATGAATCATCAACTACTTCAGATCCCTCTCTACCAAATCTAAAACTTACATCATTCACCGGACCAACTAATAATAATCAGGATTTTATTATTGGTGAACAAGTTATTGGACAAACTTCCGGAGCGGTTGGACTTGTTGTTAATCGTATTTCAACAGATACGATTGAATACGTTTATCTGAACCTAAATCAATTTATAGAAGGTGAAGTTGTAAGAGGCAAAGATTCAATAACTCAAGCATTAATAACTGAAAAAGGATTAGGCGATAAAAATGTAACTCAAAACTTTACTCTTGATGATGGTCAAAGAAACCAATACTATGATTATGGTAGAATAATAAGAAAGAAAAATGTTCTAGAACCGTCTAGAAAACTCAAAATTGTTTTCCAAAATTATACAATCGATTCAAGTGATACTGGAGAATTTATTACAGCAAATAGTTATCTAAATTCCAACTTCAAGACAGAAGTTCCTTATATTAACGGAAGAAGGGTTTCTGATTTTATTGATATTCGTCCAAGAGTTGCTCCATATACTACATCTACAAAATCTCCTTTTGAGTTTGAATCTCGTATTTTTACAAATGCTGGTCAGTATTCGCAATATACTCTTGCTCCAGATGAAAATATTGTTCTAAACTATTCCTATTATGTTGGAAGAGTTGATAAAGTTTTCTTAAATCAAGATGGAACTTTTGAAGTTGTTTCCGGTGAGCCCGATGACTATCCAAAACCACCTACAGTAAAAGACAACTCTTTTCAAATTGCTACTATAACTCTTCCACCATATCTTTACAATCCCAAAAATGCGATTGTAAATATGGCACAACACAAGAGATATCGAATGTCTGATATTTCTTTACTTGAAGATAGAATTCAAAGAGTTGAAGAATTTACAACACTTACTGCATTAGAGTCAAAAACTGAAAACTTTACAATTAAAGATGCAGAAACTGGTCTTGATAGATTTAAGTGTGGCTTCTTTGTTGATGACTTTAAGACTCACATTTATCACGATCTTCAAAATCCAAGCTTTAAATCTTGTATTGATAAAGATAGAAAACTTTTAAGGCCTTTACATTATACTACTTCTTTAGATCTTCAACTTGGTTCAGAAGCGATTTCTGGAGTTGGTCAAACATTCTCCCCAAATGTAGATCAAAGTTACGTAACAGATTTGGGTTCTCCAGGAGTTAGAAAAACTGGAGATTTGATTACCCTTGATTATACTGAAGTAATGTATGATCAACAACTTTTGGCAACAAAGACTGAAAGCGTAACTGCATTCTTGGTTAGATATTGGAGTGGACTGCTTCAATTAAATCCACCAATTGATACTTGGATCGATGAAAAAGCAATTACTACCACAAGTTTTAATGAAATTAAAACTACAGTAGATCCTCTCCCCGACCAAAATATTACTATTGTTAATAATGTAACTGATAATAAAACTGTTTATACAAATCCACCTATTGCACAGGTTGGAGATCAACCATTTGATTGGTTAGGTGCTGCTCGTAATGCTATTGCAACTATTGTAGAAAGAGGAAGTGTTAGAGGTGGGACAGGGATACGCGACCTGGCAGGTTCCAGTGCATCTATAAATGCAACAGTCATTGGAAGGGGTGGTAATGCAAATGAAATAAGAACAATCGAAATTGTTAATGGAGGAACTATCAGAATTAATGGACTTCATTGGAGTGGAGCCGCTGATAGGCAACTACTAGAAAGATACGTTCCTGCTGACGTTGCAGAACAATTCTTAACAAGAATGAATGGTAGGGGTGGTAATTTAGACTTTACTCCTGGCGGCATGGTTGAAACAAGAAACACTACAACTACTACGACATCTGCTAGCAATACCACAACAACATTTACACCTCAACAAATTATTCAAAAGGATACTACATCAGAATCTTTATCCCACTACACTCAACCAGTAAGATACCTAAGAAGTAGAAATATTGAATTTGATGCAAGAGGATTAAAACCACGCACTAGATTCTATAGTTTCTTCCAAGGTATTGATGTTAAGGATTATATTATTCCAAAACTTCTTGAAGTTCAAATGATTTCGGGTAAGTTCCAAATTGGAGAAACTGTTGAAAGTGATCCTCATTTTACCTCTGCACAAATAAAATTTAGACTCTGCAAACCAAATCATAAAACAGGACCTTTCAATAGTGATGGTACTCCTATTATTGCAGCAGTTTTAAATCCAGATGGTACTATAAGGACTATTCCTCCAGATATCTTTACGTTGAATCCATATAATCAACAACCAATGCCTAATGATTATAGTGAGTCTTCAACATTCTTAAATGTGGATACAAGATCATTAGAACTTCCATCAGAAGTTGCATATTATGGACAAATTGCACCAAATATGAGACTTATTGGAAAAACTTCAGGTGCTGTTGCAAGAATCTCTAACATTCGATTGCTCTCCGATAATAATGGAAGATTATTGGGATCTTTGTTTGTTCCAGATCCAGGTACAGTAGGTAATCCAAAATGGATTAATGGGGAAAATACATTTACTTTAATTGATACGGAAAAACTTGAAAATATTAAATTAACTGAATTTATTGCAAACTCTAGAATTAATGAAAGTAGTGCGGAGGCACCATTTACTTCACGCGGAATTGTTAATATTGCAGAGACTAATATTCTAACAACGAGAAATATTACAATTATTCCACCACAAAAAATTAATACCACAACAATTACAAATACTACAACAAATATAACTACAATTACACAGACTGCTCAACCGGGAGCAGTAACAATAGGACAACCTCACGACCCATTAGCACAATCATTCTATGTTTTTGAAGATACTGGCATATTCTTAACTTCGGTTGATATATGGTTTGAAACAAAAGATCCTGATAATATGCCCGTTACTCTCCAAATTAGACCATTGATTGCTGGTGTTCCAAGTAATATTGTTGTTCCATTTTCCGAAGTTACTCTGACTCCAGATCAAATCAATCTATCCGTTGATGGTACTGTTCCAACTAAGTTTATTTTCCCATCACCGGTATTTTTAACTGGACCAAAGCAACAAACAGTCCGTCAAGCACCAATTGCAAGTCAAACACAAGCAGAATATGCAATTGTTTTACTCTCCGACAGCCCAAATTTCAGAGTATTTGTAACTGAACTTGGCCAAAATGACATTCTTTCTGGAGTAAAAGTATCAAGACAACCAACATTAGGAAGTCTCTTTAAGTCACAAAACGGAACTGTTTGGTCTCCAGCGCAACTTGAAGATCTCAAGTATAGAATTAATAGAGCAAACTTTGTAAATGAAGGTTTGGTTAGATTCTTTAATCCAAAACTATCTCTTGGAAACAAAAAAGTTTCTGTAACAGGTCCTAATCAAATTCAAACTATTTCTAAGAGAATTGTTGTTGGACTTGGATCAACTGGATATGATCCAAACCTTATTATTCCGGGGGTCACAATTAAGCAAGGATCTTCATCATCAACTCTAATTGGTATTGCTGGAAGTATTACTATTGGTACTGGTGTTACTATAACAAATGCTGGTGTTGGATATACTCCAGCTTCTGGATCATTGACATATTCTAATATTGATTTAACTACAGAAACTGGATATGGTCAGGGGGCAAAAGCAAGTGTAACTGTAAATAATGGTTCAATCAATACAGTCAATATTACATCTGGAGGAACTGGATATCAAGTTGGAGATTCTCTATTGATTCCAAATATCGGACAAAATGTTGGATTTGGTGGAAGAGTTGTTGTCTCCACAATTGCATCAAATAATACATTTGTTCTTGATAATGTTCAAGGGTCTTTCTCTGCAGGAATCAATACAATTAGTTATGTTAACTCCTCCGGTGTTACAACTTATGTTGGTACTGCTGTAACAATTTCTAGTATTGCAGCAGATCAATATTATACAGGCACGCATCTTAAGATTTATCAGCAAAATCATGGTATGCATTCATCTGAAAATTATGTAAAGATCAGTGAGATGCGACCAACTAACAGTGAAGTAAATTCTAGAACTACATCTGCGATTACTTCCACAGAAGTCAATTCAATTCCTGTTGTTTCTGGAGTAGGATTTACTAACTTTGAAGGAGTTGCTGTAAGTGCTTCAAATCCAGGTTATATAATCATTGGAAATGAAGTTATTAAGTATACTGGTGTTTCTGGCAATTCTCTCACTACTCTAACAAGAGCAATTGATGACACTCAAGCAATTGCATATGATTCTGGTGTTTATGTTTATAAGTATCAATTCAATGGTGTATCTCTAAGAAGAATTAATAAAGTACATAATTTTGCTGAGGTTGCTGATACTACAATTCATCCAATTGATCTTGATAGTTATTACATCAAGATTGATATGGATTCTACTGATTTTGAAGGAACTGGAATTGGATCGGATAGAACTAATGATCTTTATTTTAATTCAACAATTCAAACGGGTAATTCTGGTACAGTAATTACCAATAATATTCAATATGAATCAATCACACCAAATATTGCAAATATTACTCCAGCAAAAACTAATTTAACTGCAAGAATTAGAACTTTTACTGGAACCAGTATTGGTGGAAATGAAAAGTCATTTATTGATCGCGGATTCGAATCAATTTCTCTTGCAGATACAACGTACTTCACTGAACCTAAACTTATTTGTTCTGATGTCAATGAAGAAAGATTCATTACTGAAAGTCCAGGAAATCGCTCATTGACAATGGAATTCTTGATGACTTCATCGGATTCAAGAGTTTCGCCCGTGATTGATACTATTTGCACTTCAGTAATTACAACTTCTAACTTAATTAATAACCCAGTTGGAATTCAAACAGCATCTCTCTATGCAGATGACGATACTGTCAGAAGTCTTTATTTTGATAATCATAATGCAATTTACATTTCAAAACCAGTTAGACTAAAACTTCCTGCTAACTCTCTGAAAGTTCTTCTCACTGCAAGTAGAAATGATTCTAATGATATTAGGGTTCTTTATAGAATATTCAGAGATGATGCTCCAGATTCTTCTCAAAATTATGAATTGTTCCCTGGATACTCTAATTACAGAACAGATGGATTTGGAATTAAGAGAGTTATAGATTCTTCAAAAAATGATGGTTCTGCAGATTCTATGGTAAAAGAAACTTCTGATAGATCATTTAAAGATTATGAATATAGTATCGATGATCTTCCAAGTTTCAATGCGTTTTCAATTAAAATTGTAATGGCAGGAACTAATCAAGCAACTCCTCCACTAATTTCTGATTTGAGAGCAATTGCCACAATAAAACCCGAAGCACCTAAACCATTATAATATTCATGGAATACATTAAAGTAAAGGATAAAGATCATCTTGAAAGAGACACTTACTCTCATGGAATTGTAAGCACGGATGTTGATAGTTACAATGCTTACATTCAAAGTTATAAAAAAGCGTATAATGAATCACAGAGAATAAAAAATCTAGAAAGTGACGTAAGTGAAATGAAAAATGATTTGAATGAAATTAAAAACTTATTGAGGAATTTAGCAAATGGATCCTGATAAAATATCTCTAGAAAATATGAGTAAACTATTTGAATATGAAAAACTTTCTAGAGATATAGATAGTATAGAAGATATTGAAACTTTGAGAAATCTAGCAAAATCTTATATTAAACTATACTTTAAACAACAAGAAGTAGTTGCAGGTTTTAAAATCTAATGGCACAACCATCCACTCGACAAGAACTTATTAATTACTGCAAAAGAAAACTAGGAGCTCCTGTTCTAGAAATTAACGTTGCAGATGAACAAATTGAAGATTTAGTGGATGATGCCGTTCAGTTTTTTCAAGAAAGGCATTTTGATGGAGTATATCCAACTTTTTATAAGTATAAGGTAACCCAGGCAGATATTGATAGAGGAAGAGCAGGAACTGCAAGTAATGCAGTTAGTTCTGTAGGTATTGCAACTACTTCAGCGACAGCAAATATAGTCGGAACTGCCACGACTTTTTCATACTATGAAAATAGTAATTATCTACAAATGCCTCCAAATATTATTGGAGTAAACAAAATTTTTATTTTTGATGGTGCAAATACTATTACACATAATATGTTCAGTGTAAAGTATCAATTATTCTTGAATGATATCTATTACTGGGGAACAACAGAACTTCTAAGTTATGCAATGGTTAAGACATATCTAGAAGACCTGGATTTTCTCCTGAATACACAGAAACAAATAAGATTTAATAAGAGACAGGATAGGTTGTATTTAGATATTGATTGGGGATCTGTAAGGGAAAATCAGTTCTTTATTATTGATTGTTATTCAACCCTTGATCCCAATGATTATTCAAGAGTTTGGAATGATTCTTTCTTAAAACCATATCTAACTTCCCTCATTAAGAGGCAGTGGGGTCAAAATATGATGAAATTTACTGGGGTTAAACTTCCAGGTGGTGTCGAATTGAATGGCAGACAAATGTATGACGATGCTCAGAGGGAAATTGATATTCTAATGGAAAAAATGTCTAGCACTTACGAACTTCCACCTCTGGATATGATAGGTTAATCATATGCTTAATCCATTCTTTCTTCAAGGTTCTAAAACAGAGCAAGGTCTCATTCAAGATCTTATTAATGAACAGTTGAGGATGTATGGCGTTGAAGTTCATTATTTACCAAGACAGTTTATCACAGAAAAAACAGTCATAAGAGAAGTTATCGAATCTGAATTCAATAATGCATATCCTATTGAAGCATATGTAGACACGTATGATGGTTACAGTGATAATCCAACTATTTTATCAAAGTTTGGAATTCAAGCACTCAATGAAATAACATTAACTATTTCTAGAGAAAGATTCAAAAATTATATTTCACCTTTAGTTCAAGATCAACCAAATATAAAAGTATCATCAAGACCAAAAGAAGGAGATTTAATTTATTTTCCTTTGGGTAAAAGGTTATTTGAGGTTAAGTATGTAGAACACGAAAAACCATTTTATCAACTTCAAGGATTATACACATATCAACTTAGGTGCGAACTCTTCAGATATGAAGATGAAGTTATTGATACAAGTATTGACGAAATTGATGAACTTATTGGAGGAAATGACTCGACAGATTCTGATAAGGTTTCTGTTGGAAATATTGTAAACCTTACTATGGTTGGAGTTGGTTCTACTGCAACTGCATCTGTAACTATAGTAAATGGTGGAGTAAGATATATTACAGTAACAAATCGTGGTGGAGGATATACAAGCACACCAACAGTTGGAATTTCTTCTGCACCTTCTGGAGGAAAAACTGCAGATGCAATCGCTAAAATGATCAGTGGAATTGTTGCATGTAATTCAAACGTAAATCCAAAAGCACAATCTGTTCAGAGTGTTGAAATTGCAAATGCAGGTTATGGATATACTGTTGCACCATCTGTGAGATTTATTGGTGGTGAGGGTAAAGGTGCGACAGGCATTGCATCAATTGGTAACGGTATAATTGGATCTATTACGGTTACAAATTCAGGATCAGGATATGTAGCGCCACCTTCTATCATATTCACAGGAATATCTACAGTATCAGCAGCTGCGACAGCTGTTGTCTCTGCTGCAGGAACTATTACATCAATTAGAATTACAAATGCAGGACTAGGATACACTGTTGCCCCAACAATTACAATTGGAAATCCAGCACTTACTTCATCTGGAAATTTTGTATTTAATGAAACGGTGACAGGATCTCAAAGTGGAGTTACTGCAAGAGTTAAATCTTGGAATTCTATTACCAATGTTCTCCAAGTTTCTAATCTTACTGGAGAATTTAAAGTTGGAGAAAATATTGTAGGGTCTGCTTCAAGTGCTTCACATTATTTGAGATCCATTGACGTATTCCCAACTAGAGACGGATATGCGACAAATGATGAGATTGAAGAAGAAGCGGCCGACATTATTGATTTCGATGAATCAAATCCTTTTGGAATGCCGTAAATCATATAAATATTAGTTATTAATTTGATTAAATAGTAGTACTATAAAGTTAGAAGTATGTTTGAATATTTTTATAACGAAATTTTAAGAAAAACTGTAATTGCTTTTGGATCATTATTCAATGAAATAAGTATCAAGCATACTAATAACTCTAATCAAACCGTTAGCGTTGTTAAGATTCCTCTTGCATATGGACCAACACAAAAGTTTCTTGCAAGATTAAATCAATCTCCAAATCTAAACAAACCAGTTCAAATTACATTACCAAGAATGTCATTTGAATTTACTGGTTTAACTTATGATCCATCAAGAAAGTCAACAACTACTCAATATTTTACTACCAAGTCTGCAGTGGACGGGACAGAAACTAAAAAGGCATATCTCCCTGTCCCATACAATATGCAGTTTGAACTTAGTATTATGTCAAAATTGAACGACGATGCTCTTCAAATTGTGGAGCAAATTCTTCCATATTTTCAACCAGCATATACAATGACTGTAGATTTAGTTGATACTATTAATGAAAGGAGAGACATTCCCGTAATTCTTGAAAATATTACAATGCAGGATGATTATGAAGGTGATTTTACTACAAGAAGAGTATTAATTTATACATTGAGATTTACCGCTAAGACTTATATTTTTGGCCCTATTTCTTCCGCATCGAAAGATATTATCAAAAAAGCAACTGTTGGATATATTGCTGGGGATCTTGCTTCATCACCAACTAGAGAGATTGTATATTCAGCAGAAACAAGAGCAATTCAAAATTACACCGGTATTATTGTCACTAATCTGACCAATGACATATCAACTACAGACACTTTAATTACTGTAAATGATGCAAGCACAATTTCTACAAACACATACCTCGATTTGGAGGGTGAAGAAATTTATGTAATTTCAAAGTCAGAAAATGTTCTTAAAGTTGAAAGAGGTAAAGATAATACAAATATTACTTCTCACTTAGCAGGTTCTCCAATAAAATCAATAACTGCGGCAGATGATGCACTTATTGAAGAAGGTGACGATTTTGGGTTTAGTGGATCTTATAGTTAATTATGAAAATGACAAAAAAGTTTGATAAACTCAACGAAACCTTCAATGTCGATGGAGAAATAGTTCCTATCGAATCAGAGGCAGTTATTGAAAAAATTGAAAAAATATCAACAGTAGTTGATGATATTAAAAAAGATTATGATTATACTAGAGGTAATTTATATTCACTTATAGAAAAAGGTCAAGAAGCAATTAATGGAATTCTTGAACTTGCACAAGAAAGTGAGATGCCTCGTGCTTATGAAGTTGCAGGACAATTGATTAAGAACGTCGCTGATGCGACTGATAAATTAATGGATCTTCAAAAGAAACTCAAAGATATTGAAGAAGAGAAGCAAAAAGGTCCGACAACAGTAAATAATGCACTATTTGTTGGTTCCACAGCAGAATTAGCAAAACTACTAAAACAACAAACAGAAAATGAAAACGTTTAAACAGTTTCAAGAAGACTGGAGTAATAAATATAAAAAGAGTATTGATTGCTCAAATCCGAAAGGATTCTCTCAACGTGCTCATTGTGCAGCGAGAAGAAAAAGAGCAAAAGGTGAGCAGACTAAATCAAAACCAGTTGAATAATGCCCAAGATCAAGTCACATAAAACAGTTGAGCAAATTGCAAAGAAGCATCGTCTTGATGTTTCTTTCATACAGAAGCAACTTGATATGGGCGAACCCATTGAACACGAGCATACAAAAGATCATGAACTTGCAATGGATATTGCACTTCAACATCTGGATGAAATTCCAGATTATTATACTCGTTTGAAAAAAATGGAAGCAGATGCTAAAAAGCATCATAAAAAGTTTAAAGATGTAAAAGAAGATGTTGATGGTGTTGATGATATGGATTCTCCAATCCAATATCATAACGCACATTCTGTACATTTAGAATTTGATAAAAGATACTGTCCAAAGTGTAAAAAAGTTCAGTTAAGAAGTGAATGTAAATATGGTCCAACTTGTTGGGATATATACTCAATTCCTGCAAAGTTAAAAGAAGAAACTAAATCTGGAGATGAAGGTCTTCATGACTGGTTTGGAAAATCAAAATCATCTGACGGTAAAAAAGGGTGGGTTCAACTTGGTGGTAAATGGTCAGGTAAACCATGTGCTCGTCAACCTGGACAAACTTCAACACCAAAGTGCGGAAGTTCTAAAATAAAAAGAGATTTAAGTGCTAAAGAAGAGGAAGCAGCAAGACGTAGAAAAAATATTCAAGATCCAAATCAACCACAAAAAACTGGTGCAGCAAAACCAACAAACGTTAGAACTGAAGAAATGGACTTACAAGAAGTAAAAGACAAACCAGGTAAAGGTAGTGGTAAAAAAGACGCCTGTTACCATAAAGTAAAGTCTAGGTATGATGTTTGGCCAAGTGCATATGCATCAGGAGCACTTGTCAAGTGTCGTAAAGTTGGTGCTGCAAACTGGGGAACAAAATCGGAGGAAACTATGCACGAAGAAGAAAGATATTGTCCTTTATGTGATAAAAGAGAAACAAGATCTGAATGCTCTTACGGAGGAAAAGCATGGGATAAAGTTTCCGTAAAAGATGAAGAATATTCAATGGCAAGATCGGAACTTAAAACGATTGAAGATGCAGTAAAGAGACTTAAAGCAAAAGTTGGTAAAGGAGAAGGTGATATAGAAGCATGGGTACAATCAAAGATTACCAAAGCAGCGGATTATATCGATACTGCAGCAGATTATATTGCAAGTGGTGAAATGGAAGAATCTGTTGGGTTTGAGATTGACCCATCAGCACATAAAATTGCAAGAAAAAGAGAAAAAATTAGAACTTTAGTTTCTAAAGGAATAGGTGGAGAAAAAGATGTTGCATCTAAAAAGTTAGGTGCAACTACAGAACTACCAAAAATCAAAGAAGAAAAATTAGTTGATAAAATTTTAGATGATGCTTTATCCGAAAAGTGTTGGCCTGGTTATAAAAAGAAAGGTATGAAAACTATGTTTGGAAAAAGATATCCAAACTGTGTAAAAGTCGAAGATGTTACCATTGAAGACGCTGATGGTAATACTTTTGCAGAAGTAGTTGATTTAATCAAACCAGAACCAATTAAAGGATTTAAGTCTCAAGTAGATGAAGCAACAAGACTTCAAGCACAAACAGGTAACGTTGTTGCAGTAACTCTTTCCTGGAGAGGAAAATATTATTCTATGAAGGTGTTCTTTCCTCAAGTAAAGACTCCCACAAGAAAAGAAATAAACGATGAACTTCAAAAAGTTTATCCAGGATCAATGGTTGTTTATCATTCAGTATCAGAAATTCAACCAGGCCAACCACTTATTCAAGCATTTGGACCTCAAGGAGGAAGTGTAGCAAAACCAGGACCAAATAAAAATTATGTAAAACCAATGGGAGAAGAAGTTGAGATTGATGAAGATTGGCAAAAAGTCAATCGTCAAGATAAAACTGCAGGATTAAGCAAGGCTGCTGTTGCTGCTTATCGTAGAGAAAATCCGGGTTCAAAACTTCAGACTGCAGTTACTGAAAAAAACCCAGAAGGTAAAAGAGCAAAGCGTCGTGCATCTTTTTG